GGGGCCAACCTCACGGGGGCCGACCTCACGCGGGCCAATCTCACAGGGGCCGACCTCACGGGGGCCGACCTCACAGGGGCCAATCTCAGGGGGGCCGACCTCACAGGGGCCGACCTCACGGGGACCAATCTCAGGGGGGCCGACCTCACGGGGGCCAATCTCACAGGGGCCGACCTCACGGGGGCCGAAAGGAATCACTGAAAAATGACCGACGAACACATGACAGCATCCGGCGAGCTCCGGAAGTTTGGTCTCTATCGACCGACGTGGCACCAGATTTGCAATGTCGTCAGACTGCGGGAGTCGCACCCCGGTATGCGACTCCTCCGCATCCCGCACCAGGGGGGTCAAAACTGGGGGGCGCGTTGTGGCCGTGGGGGGCTGTGCCACCTTATCGGCCGCAGCAGCCTGAAGAATTACGAGATCTGGGCGCTGTTGCCAGGGTGCCCGGGGTACGAGGAGGCCGGACGATGAAAGATGTGACACTGAAGCTTCTCAACGAGACCGACGACCCAAAAGCGTTCGGCGGAGTCCATATCGGTACGGTAGGTAACAACCAACTTTGGAGGTTCGGGGGGAGATTTGCGAACAGGTCGCATTCGGCGTGGGATTCTGACTTGGAAAGGTGGAGCTCTGTATGGGGCAGCATGGCACCCGTCCCTTCTGGCGATGGCAGAAAGGAGGCCGGACGGTGAAAAAAGTGACGCTGAAGCTGCTGAATGAGACCGACGACCCGAAGTCATTCGGCGGAATCTTTATAGACAGATCTGGTGACAGTCAACTCTGGCAGTTTGGTAGCAAATACGCAAACCGGCGGCGTACTTTAGAGACTGTAGACGGCAAGCCAAAACTGGTAATAAAATGGGACTCCGATTTAGGGGGTTGGAGCTCCGCATACTCTTACCAGGCGTTCGCACCTGTTGACGCAGGTGAAACCCTCGACACATCGGAGCCTACGGACAAATTGAAGGAGAATGAATTCCTTGACGCCTACAGACGTGGCTTCGTCAAGGCGGACGACCTACAAAGCAGAGAGGCCCCGCTGAATCGGCTGCTTGACGAGGTTAAAGAGGCTCTTGGAAGCCGTATCTATATCGACCGAAACGAGGGTCCTTACAGCGTTTACTATGAGTTAGCGCTTGACGCTCCGCATTCCGGGAGGCGGGCCCGACTTGATATATACCCGCACGGATACAATTTGGCATACCTGCAGTCAAAAAGAATCTGCGCAACCGCGGCCGACCTCCGGGTTGCTATTTTGGAGATGCTTGAAGACCCGGAGATGCATCGGCAGCCCGCGACAAAAACTTGACACCCGGACCCCGGCATCCTATACTCAAGCAGTCAGACCTTCCTTTTCGTCAGACCTTTTTGACGCCCCCTGAGATACTTAACTCCTGTCTCAGGGGGCACCCTTTATCTTGACAGCCACCCGAAAATCGCATAGAAAGAAAACAACTTGTGTTTCACAGTTTTTGGCCCCTGGGAATGTATTACCGGCATCCCCAGGGGCCATTTCTTTCAGTATTCTAAAGCAATCCCGCGCTCTTCTGCGCTGACCGGCTCTAATTTTTCGTAGAATTCTTTCGGTGGCTTGTACGCCGAAATCCGGCGGCCGTAGGAGTAAACCCGCTCACGCTCCCAGCCGAGTTCCTTCATCATCGCGCCGAAGTGCTGCTGCGGGGTTCCGAGCAGCCCGTTTCGAGGGATGAAATTTGTAACGTCGTCGAACGTGAGATACTCCGGGCGCTGGTCTCGGACATACCGGAGTATGGATTCCATCCCCACGAGCTCGATTTCAAACTCGGATGCATTCTGGGCCCGGGCCTCGTCCATTTTCTCCTCGAGCCACCAAGCTTCTCCGCGCTCGTACCGATATTTCGCCTCGGCCCACAGTTGGTCCCGGATTCTGCGCACCTCGAGATAGTAGATGTCTTTGACCATGACAGGCCAGTACCGACGGCTACCGGTCGGGTCCCGGAGGATGGAGGCTACATTTGTCGTGGCGATGAAAATAGAGCGGCGCGGTAGGTCGACGATGAAGCGGCCATACTTCGGGATGAACGAATCAATCCGGGTGTCGAGGATGTCCTTGAAGTACCCCTGGCTGACCTTTGAGAATTGGTCAATCTCTTTGATTTCGTGCAACCACTGGCCGTTGTGGATGGCCTTCCGGAGCCGGACGTCATCTTTGAAGTCCAGCGCGGCGTCGTGGTACCCTCCGTGCGCGCCGCCGGCGATCTCGGCGACGACGGACGATTTCCTGGCCCCCTGCCTACCGCACATTACGAGACAGGTGTCCATCTTGCACCCGGGGTCCATCGCCCGGGCTACGGCTCCGATGAGCGTCTTGGCCGCGTACTGCCGGTTGAGCTCGATTGGCTCGGCACCGCAGTAGTCTACCAGCCAATTGTCGATTCGCGCGGTGTTGTCCCATGCTGGTAGGCTCTCGAGGTATTTGACGACATGGTCGACTTTGTTACTCTTGGATTCCGCGGCCGCGGCCGCCCCGCAGATAGCTTGCCGGGCGCCGGCGCACCCGAGTCTATTCAGCCATTTTGCCAGCTCCCAGGCATCGGTGTCCTCAAAGCTGCGGGGATATTTATCTTCTGGGTCGACTGACCATGGCGGAGCTGCCAGGATTTCGGTGGTCGCTTTCCGGACGTTGTAACCCAGCACACCATGCATTTCCGCGCCGTGTAGCATCCTTCCGATGTTTTCCGGGGTCGCTGGTATCTTGTCCTCAGAGTCCAGCGAGATTTGGGAGATCGGTCTATCGGCTCCCGATTTGAGTGCCGATGCGATGGTTGCGGCGACTTCTCCCTTGGCGAGGCCCATTTCCTCGCCGACCGATTGGAACTCGTTCCGCAGCTCCTCGATGTCTCGGCCGCCGCCCGCCCACTTCCGTGCAAGGACAAACAGCTGCCGGTTGAGGGCTTCGTTGCGATCTCCCTCGGACGCGCCCTTGAGAGCCTTTATCGTGCTCTCTTTCGCCTGCACAAGGGATGCTGAGGGCATTGACGGGACGATTAGCTTGCCTGTGATGAGCTTAAATAGGATGCCGGGAATCTTCGGGATGGTCTCCCGTGGCCGCAGCTCGCGACCTGGCAGCCACTCGTAGTACTTGCCGGTATCCGGGTGTATGGACGGCGGGGCGATTAGGTACCCAAGGCCGCCGCCTCGGACGTCTATTCCAGGTGGGAGGTTCCCCCGCTGGTTTCCGTGAGTCTTTGTCGACGGCAGCCGAAACCATAGATGTCGGCCGCCGCCGCCCGTCCGCGCACATGGCACGTCTTTGCCTATTTTGAACTTCAGCTCATCTTTTACGGTCTTCCAGACGGCCTCGTCATCGATGTCAATGACGACCATATCCCTGGGGACTACGATTGCTATATTGCTTTTTGACTTTTTGCCCTGAAACTCTTGCGACACGACCGCGGTATCCGCGGATGCGTAACTTTTCCATCTGAGCCCGCGGGATGGTTTTTTGCCGACGCACCGAAAAACCCGGTATCCCATCGACGCGTAGTTGTAAGCGTCCCCATCGGCCGCTTTCGGCAGTGAGGCGTCGACGGCCGGGTCGAACGGATTCGAAGGAGTCAGTATGTCAGACATGCTATGCCCCCGTTCGCGCTCTCTCGACATCCTTCCTATCGGCCGCCAGCCGGTCGACCTCGGTTTTCGGCCACAGCAGATCCCACTGCGGCTTGATAGGTTTCAGCCCGCCGGGCCCACCGCCGAAACGACTCCATTGGTATAAGGTATACTTTGACACTGCCAGGACGATAGCGGCTTCGTCTGTTGTATAGTAGGATGTCTCCATCATGATCTGACCTTTCCGACTCCGACAATTCGGCGCCATTGATTTGTATAAATCATTTCGTCGGATGCCGCAATAACAAACGCGGGCAAAGATTATTTTCGCTGCGGAGTTGATTTTCGCTTGCGTGTTTAGTACAAAGCGCTTAGATTCAGTCGGAGGGCTGATGAAGAACTGAAAGGAGCTGACTTAATGGGTTGCGATATTCATCTGTACATTGAAGTTTTGACTGAGAACGGCTGGGAGCTTTACGGCCACCCTACGGTAGCCCGAGACTACGAGCTGTTTGCAAAGATGGCCGGTGTCCGGAATTATACAGAAACGAATCCGATATCGTGGCCAAAAGGGCTGCCGGAAGACATCTCTTACATCGTAGGGCAGTCTTCCGTGGACTGGGGGACTGACGGCCACTCACACAGCTGGCTCGATTCCAACGAAATCGAGGAGCTCAGGGAGTGGTATGACAACGGACGCTACGACGGAGCGATCCCTTGGGATAAAAAAGACCTGCACCACCACGTTTTGGGGTGCTACTGCGAGGGCAATTACTTCGACGAACCCGATGTCCGGTGGGTAAAAGACACCAGATTTGTATTCTGGTTTGACAACTGAGAAGGAGATAGAAAGTGGCGACAATTGAAATCTGGATAACGGCCGACACGGAGTCGGACAAAGAATTGATCACGAACGTTGGGGCTGCTTTGACCAGTTATCGGGTCGCAAAAGCGCAAGACGGCGAGGACGATAGGCTTGCATGTGTGAGACTGGGCCGCGGGCCGCGGAGAGCGTCGTCTTCAACGGCACCCGAGCAACCGGCACCCGAGCAACCGGCACCCGAGCAACCGGCACCCGAGCAACCGGCACCCGAGCAACCGGCACCCGAGCGACCGGCACCCGAGCGACCGGCACCCGAGCGACCGGCACCCGAGCAACCGGCACCCGAGCAGCCGGCACCCGAGCAGCCGGCACCCGAGGAGGCCGGGATAAAGGCGTGCCGGAAGCCGCGCGGGAAGCCACGGCCGTCGAGGGCAGGCCTTGACGAAAAGCCCGGGGAGTGCGCTCAGTGCCTGTCGGCGGCCGTCAACGATGACGGATGGTACTGTGAGGCTCATATGCGGGCCTTGTCCGCGGACAGCACAAAATGCGCTGCTTTCCGCGCCGTCGGAGGCCCAAAATACCCGGTCGCCGAGGAGCCTGCAGCCGAGGAGCCTGCAGCCGAGGAGCCTGCAGCCGAGGAGCCGGTCGCCGAGGAGCCGGTCGCCGAGGAGCCGGTCGCCGAGGAGCCGGCACCGTCGGAAGACCCGTTCACGCAGCGACAGCTCCCACTAGAGGAGGAAGTCAAAGAAGAGCAACCTTTTGGCGCTTTCATCCCGGAGCCGGAGACAGTCAAGCCGGTGCCCGCCGACCCGGCGAAAGTCAGGCAGCAGTTCGAGCGGGCGATACTGGCGCTCAAGAACAGGTCGCCGGAACAACTCGCTTCGTTCGCGAAGAAGCACGGGTTACGGAACTCGCGCGACGTGAAAGATGAAGACCTGACGGCTTTGCTCGAGGAAGTCGAAATCCTATTGGTGGGTGAATGATGGCGTTCCAACTCCATTTCTCGCCGTCCGGGTCGTCACAGTGGCTCAAATGCCCGATGGCCGCCTGGCTGCAAACGCTGACGGACGAGCGTCGGCCGCCGGAGACCAGGCTCCGCTACTCGCAGAAGCTCGTGGGGCCGACCCCGCAGTACACGATTGATGGCACGACGGCACACGCATATCTCGAGACGCTTTTGATGGCACCCTCAAAGGACGCCGAGGAGGTCTCAGGCAAGATGAAAACGCTCGTTGCGTCACAGTTTCCGGCCATCCCGGAGGAAGAGAAGAAGCTTTTGAACATGGTCGCGGACGATGTTTGGTTTACGAAAGCCTTTGGGGGCTACGAGCTGAAGACAGAGCAGAAGGTTGAAATCTCGTATGGCGGATACAAGACTGAAGGCGGAACGATTGACGTTCTGCTGCTTAATGAGGACGCTGCTTACATCATCGACCTGAAATGGGGGGAAGGGCAGCCGGTTGAAGTGCATGAGAACACCCAACTCAGCTGCTACGCTCTTGGCGTCCGGCAGGCGTACCCAAAGTTAAAATGCATTACCTTCGGGATATACCAGCCGCGAGGGAATGGGGCTGGCTTGACGTTCTGGGAGCCGGATTTCGGGTACCTTGATGGCTTTGAAGAGCGGGCAGTCACTGCTATAGATAACGCTTCGTGCGGTATCACTGCGTGGGGCAGCGAGATTAGGGTGAAAGAGTACAATCCCGGCAAACACTGCTTTTGGTGCCCGGGTCGCCGGAAGGGTTTGTGCCCGGAGCTGTTGCACCATACGATTATGGCCTCGGTGTCGGACACGGACCCATCTCTCCCGGTATCCGAATATCCACTTTGGGTGCTCGACTTCGCAGACAACATCCGCGGTACAATCAAAAAGGTTGAAGAGGATGTCGATGCGATGCTGACGAGAGGAGTCCGGGTGCCGGGATGGCGGCTGGAAACCGTCGACGGAAACTCGACGTGGGAGCATGCTGAGGAAGTGCCGCAGGGTCTCTCTGACGCGCTCGGCGGGGAGCCGGATGACTATGTTCGTCAGAATCCGAAGCCAATCACGGTCACCGACGCCCGGAAGCTCGCAAAACGGAAATCGGTGTCCGTCGAGCATTTGATAACGCACAAGAAGAAAACCGTCAGAGTCCGGAGTTCGGACGATGACTTTGAAGTTCCGGCTTTGGTTGAGCCGGTAGAATAGGAGATTGAAATGGACATCATGAAATTGGAAGGGATGCTGAAGACCGGAAGGGCTGAGGAAGTCAGCGGGAAAAAAGCAATAATCATCACACCGGTATTTCGGCTCCGGTTTCCGGTTTTGGTCGAGCCAACGGACTACCAAGACGATGGGAAGTATCGTTACCGGATTAAAATGCTTTTCAACGGTGAGAAACCCGACGCCCCGGCTTTTGTCGACATGCGGAGTGTTATCGGCGATGCGCTCGCAAAGGTTGCCGCGGCAAACTCCATCAACCTGAAAGCGAGGGGCGGGGAGGCCAATCCTTTCGCGCGAGGCGTGATCGAGGACAAGGAAGGCGAGCCCTACGACGGGTTTGAAGAATGGACCCAAAGTGCGACGGCATCCAAGCACCCGTCGAAGGGTCAGTCGCACACCGACTCCCGGTTTCGTGCGCAATGTGTTTCAGGCACCGGGCAACCGGCCGACCCGTCGATATTCTACGATGGGTGCTACTGCCGGGCCCTCGTAGACATCTACAAAAACCGAAAAAATGCGCTGTCAATCGGCCTCAAGTGGATCCAATTCGTGGCCGACGGCCCGCGACTCGGGGCCAACGACGACACCGCGTATGACGTGCCCGCCGTCCCGGGCGCCGAGGATATGCCTGTCCCGGATTCCGGGGCCGATGCCGACGACCCGAACGGCATCCCGTTCTAAAGTTTCCCGCCTTCAACGCGTCCGTCTCTTTCGGGAGGCGGGCGTCCTTGAGGGAAGGAGGCCTGATATGGCAATGAAGGTAAAAGAACTGCGAGAAACATTGAAGAATTATCCGGATGAAATGGAGGTCATCGTCCAAAGCGACTCTGAGGGCAATAGCTACTCTCCATTGTATTGCGTCGACGGAAACGCGGTGTACATAGCCCGGGAGCCCTGGTATGGGGATGTGTTTTCGACGGACTCATCGGCGGAGGATGAATGTGTGGACGAAGAGGAATGGGATGAAATGCTCAGGATGCCGAGGTCCTTGATTTTGGTTCCGGTGAACTGACTTAGGGGTGTTATGGCCATGAAAAAGTACGACGTTGAAGAGTCAATTCAAAACCAAGAAGAATACTGCGCGTCAAAAGGATACCCGCACGTCGCTCCCCGAGATGGCATCTGCGGTAACTGTGGGCTGCAAATCTACAGCGCGGTGTACCACGAGCCGACGGAGTTCCAAAAGTCCTTCGGCATGCAAGGATGGGTCACCGGGTTTTCGACAGAGGAATCCAAAGGGTTGGTGACATGGTGCCCCCACTGTATCCACAGTTTTATACAGTGGTGACCCTGCCATGATTTTCATTGACTTCGAAGCCCGGTCTTTCGCAAAGCTGTCGCCAAATCAAGTGAGCGTCGGCACGGTCAACTACGTGCGCCACGAAAGTACGCAGCCCCTGAGCGCCTGCTATGCCTTTGACGACGGCGGCATCCACCGGTGGGCTCCGTGGACCGGGCACGAAAGCCTGGCCGTCCGGGTTGCCTTGCGGAAGGACATCGGAGGCCGGGTTGACTTCTCATGCCCGCCGGACCTCAGGGAGCGTGTGCTTGAGGGTGAGCCGCTTTGCGCGCACAACGCAACCTTCGACCGGACTTTCTGGCTTGACTTGCTTACGAAGTGGTACGGGTGGCCAAGGACCCCGATCGAACAATGGGTGTGCTCGTCCGCGACAGCGCGATATAACTGCCTGTCAGCTGGCCTAGACGACGTGTGCCTGTTTCTCGGGCTCCCGGGTAAGGCGGACAACACCGCGTTGAAAAAGCTTTATGCCCCTCGGCCGCAGTGGATGAATTCCCGGAAAGGAACCCCTTGGAACTTTGACGCCGAGACCTACCAAGAGATGGTTAGGTACAATGTTGGCGACGTCCGGGCGATGCGCGCCGCCATGCGGTTGATGTTCCCCTTGACGCCGTCTGAAAGAGCCCTGTGGCTCGCCGACCAGGAAATCAACCTGACCGGTGTCCCGGTAGACAGGGAGCTGGTCGACGAGGCATCCCGGCGGTCGGACATATTTAAATCCGAAATAGCGAAAGAAGTTCAGCGGCTGACCGATGGAAAGGTACCGACTCAAAATCATCGTGACAAGCTGCTCGCCTGGATCCGTCGGCATATTGTCATCAAAGACCTCACTGCAGGGGAAATCAAATATTGTCTGAAACACAACGAACGCGCGCCGAAGCACGTGTTGCGGGTGCTCGAGCTCCGGCAGTTAGGGGGCGGTAACGCTCAGGCCAAATACAAAGCAATCCCACGACTGGCAACCGGAGACCGGGTTTACAACGCTTTCTATTATTACGGCAGCCATACAGGGCGAGCCAGCGCAAAAGGGGTTCAGCTTCAGAATGCCGTTCGCCCGAAGCTTGACGCGGACACGGTAGGCCCGATGATAGAGCCTTTCAAACGCGGGAAAGACATCGACGGGCATGAGCTGAAGGACGTCTTGGACAGCATGGTTCGGTGCTCGGTTGCCGCGCTCCCAGGACACGTGCTCGTATCGAATGACCTAGCGCAGATAGAAGCACGCGGGACCATGTGGTTGGCGGGTGAGACTACTGCGCTCGAACGTTTTGCGGCAGGGGTAGACCAATACAAGATAACGGCGTCCGTCATCTTCAACAAGCCGGTTTCTGAGATAACCAGCACAGAGCGAGGCATCGGGAAAGCGACTTTCTTGGGCTGCGGGTTCGGGATGCAAGCGCCCCGGTTCCAGGAATCCCTGTACGAAAAGGGCATCGAGGTCCCGCTAGAACTCGCTGAGAAATCGGTGGCCGCTTTCCGGAGGCTGTTTCCGAAAGTGCCGAAGATGTGGTGGAAGATCGACCAGCTCGTAAAGGACTTATTGAGGACGCGGAAAGACCAGAATTTTAAGGGCAAGGTCTTTTTCAGCCTGACAAAGCTCGGCCCTCACGATACGATGGCCGTCACCCTTCCGTCCGGGCGGACGTTGTACTACCCAAGCATCCGGCTTGAAGAAGCCTATGGCCGCAACGGGACCTACGAACGCATTGCGTATTCCGGATACCGGAAACAGGTGTGGGTCGATGAAATTTTTACGAAGGGTAGCGCCGTCACGGAAAACGGCGTCCAGGCGTTCAGCCGCGACATCCTGATGACCGCACTTCTTCGAATCCATCGATGGCTCAAGGAAACGAAGTACGGCGAGCTTGTGATGCATGTCCATGACGAACTGGTCGCCCACGTGCTCGAGCGTTTTGCAGAAATCGTCTTGAAACGCATGGCCTGGGAGATGGAAAAGGTATTGCCGTGGGCGAAAGGAATCCCACTGGCCTCCGAGGGCTGGGTTGGAAAATTTTACCGGAAGGAATAGCCGGTACAGAAAGGGCAGAAAAACATGAATACTGATGAGGTAGTAGACAAGATACTGGAAGAGCTTGCCAGGGCTGAGGAAAAGCATCCTACGTGGCCGACAGACCTCATACATGCCGGCGCAATAGTCGCGGAGGAATCCGGAGAGCTCACGCGAGCTACATTGAACCACGTGTACGAGAACGACAGCGGGCAAAATATGCTCGATGAGGCCGTACAGGTTGGAGCTATGGCTATTCGATTTTTAAAGAACCTTGCGATAAGATGCTGCGATTGCAAGCATCTGAGGTTCGACGCTTTCACGGGGGCCGTGCACCGATGCGCCGCAAGAAAGGCCACGGTGTACGGCCAGCCGAGCCCGCTTATCATCTTCAACCCGCGGAAGCCCAGATTCTGCAGCGAGTTTGAGGAAGAGCAACCGGCAACACAAGAAAAATCACGAGGGTGAGCGAAATATGTTTACCCTACCACCCATAGATGGTACACTAATAAATGGAAGGAAGGTGAAATCATGTATGAAACCTTTGAACAGTTGATAAATCGTCTGTCTGGACTGAGAGGGTTGGAGTGGATGGGCCCAAGCGGGTCCTGTGGTACTAAAGAGATGGCTATCGACGCTATCCGCGGGTACCTCGAAGACGGGGCCTATAACCGCTACACTTCGAACAACGCAAAGTATGCCTTGTATGAGCTTGACAAGTTCGACAACGGTTCGGCACCCGCTACTGACACCATCGACAGCCAGTACTGGGGCTATGAAATCGACTGGGGAGACGCCAAAGATAAAGCAAAAATAAAGGTATTCAATCACAGTGGGTTTACCGACGAGATGCAAGACAAAAGCTGGCAGCCGACCGAGCAAGACTACCGTGAGTGCTGTGGTGTGTGGGTGACGCCCAGTGGATTTACCCATGAGTGCGACCCGGACTACCTCCTTAATTTCGACGACCGTGATGACTTTGACCTGTTTCACGATGGCGAGGTCAGAATCGAGCCGATGCCTGAGCAATGTATCCCGAAGGCGGAGCCGAAAAAAGAGTCGTACCAAATCAAGTTCCCTCTGTTAGCGGGGATACTTGAATGATTGAAACGGCACTCGTTCTACTGGCCGCCGTGCTTGCGGTTGAATGGACGCTTTGGAAGTTGAAAGGTATCCGATGACACTCAAAATCGTTTTGTTTCTGCTGTCCGGGTGGATCGCGAACCCGGCGACCAAGCACGCCGTGGAAATCGCAAAAGACTTCGACCGCTACGGCGCCCAGTACGATGTCGATCCGGTACTGCTCGCAGTCATGGCCTATCAAGAGTCTTCGATGCGGACGGATCGTGTCGGGAAGCTCGGGGAGGTTGGTATGTTCCAGGTTCACGGGCGCTCGAAGAAAGCGTGCAAGGCCGCCGGTATCCAGCCGCTCGGCGTCGAGTGCGGCGCGTTCCTGATCGATATGAACCGCCGATTTTGCGGGTCGATGAAGCGCGGACTGTACCGTTACATGTCCGGCGACTGCCGTGGAACACCGCGAGCTCGCCGGAAGACATCGGCCAGGCTCCGGAAGGTCGAGAGATTGAAAGCGAGGTTCAAATGATGAGTAAAGTCAAATGGGAAAAGACTGCCTGGGATCCGTTGTCGAATAAGAAACGACCGCTGCAACCTAAAGGATTTGGGAATCCAAAACCAAAGGAAGTCACCGCAAAAGACACAATACTTGGGATTTACGACCAAATGGCGGCCGGACATTATGAATCTCCGCTCGACCCTCCACCCAGAGATCCTCGTGCGGCCCACTCGCCGACGAGTAGGTTTCGGGTGGTGAAAGATGAAAAAGAAGGTGAAGACTGATGGAATCGGCCATAAAAGTGCGAACGGAAACGGACAGGGAAAAAGCCCTGCGCCTCAGCAGCGCCATACGGACGGCACGCCAGGAATTCTGTATCCACATCGACAAGGCAAAAAAGACGGAAGGTCAAATGAAAGTACTTTGGATTTCGCCTGTCATGCGGATTTCGGAAACCGATGTCAACGGCGCGAGAAAACCGGATTTAGAAGCGCTGAAACGCGGAAAGGAATTCGGCGAGGTGACACAGATGATAGAGCTACACCAGAAAGTCGAAACAATATTCGGCCGGGGGGCCGTCATCGCGACGGCCGGAGACCAGGTCAAAGTGAAATATGAAACCGGGATTGCTAACTGGGAATACCGGTACGATGTACGAGCCATTAAAGGGGGCGAACAATGGGCATGTCAAGACAACATGACTACGAAGCTGCGATAGACTATCTGAAAGAAAAAGGCAAGGCGACGGCAAAAGACCTTGCGGTAGATGTATTCGGTATCAAGCCGAGAGTCGCCGCATCCTGGGGGTGTCATATCCTGCATCGATTGGAAGCCGAAGGGCGCGTCCGCAGGGTTACTAAAGGGCGCCCAGGGTCTGGCGCGGCACTGTGGGCCTTGACGTGTATTGAAGAGCACCGGCCGACGGAGCCGATGTTTGAGCCCGCATACCCTCAAAACGACAAGCCGTGCTACACGCAGTACGGCGTCGAAGTGCACGTGTACGGTCATGGGCTCCGGGTTTGCAACTGCGGAAAGATGAGGAAGCTGTAATGATATTCTGGGTTGCAGCAGCATTTGGTGTGTTGGTTCTTTTCGGGCCGCTCGGCCTTCTGGTGTTTGCTTTTTTGGTTGGGCTCTTTGGTCTGATAACCTGGGTGCTTAAGTGAGACGATGCGAGCTGCCATCTGGCTTCTGCGGATTTCGCCCAGGTGCCAGTGTCCGGTGGCGAAAGAATCCGGCCTGCGAAGGCGTGGTAGTCGCTACGGCTGCGAGGCATTGCAGGGTGCTGTGGGCCGGGCTGTATGAGACATATACCCGGACAGAGGACTTAATTCTAGACTACGAAAAGGAAAACAAGCGATGGAAAAAGTAGAGCGGTATAGGGCTAAAAATGGGAGGCTGTACGAGACAGCAAAAGAAGCAGTGCTGGATGACTTTTCTGGCGACTCCCGCGCGAAGAAAATCGCGGCGTCCATAAACTGTGGGGCGCCCTACTTGGTGTGGTCGCTGTGGAAAAACCGTAGGTCCGTCAGATCGTTGCTAAAAGATATGGAGATCGTTCTGAATGACCAAGAAAACCAATAAACCGATATGCGGCGGCTGCGCTTGGTATAGCTGGATGCATGCGAGATGTAAGTTGCGCGACGACCGCATGTTCTACACCCCAATCGACGCAGTCATCCGGCCTTTTGATACCGATGCATCGACGTGCCCAGACCGCCTGATACCGGCAGACAAAAACCCGGACAAAGACTATGACGCCTGAAGGAAAACGGAAGGAAAGGCTCCGCAACCGATGTCACGCAAATGGCTGGGGGTGCCATCCAATCCAGCATCCAACATCGCGAGGGTGGCCGGATGTCGGTGTCATGATTCCGCTCGGCTTTGAAGTCCGCGTCGAGACAAAGGCTCCCGGGGTCCGGCACTCAAAAAAGCATCTCGCCGAGCAGGCGGCAACCCGGGCAATGTTGCGAGAAAACGGGTTCCACGCGGTGTTGCTGCAAAGTGACGAAGAGATAGACGAGTTCATGGACGCATTGGAAGTTGTGTTCGTAAAATACGCGAAATGAGGGGGTAAAACCGATGAAAGTTTATCGAGGCGCCATGCAAGATGATCGGCCGGTTGAACTTGAGTGTCGTGAATTCAAACCGCTGGCTAAAACACGGTGCGGAAAAACCGTTTATCCAGACACCTATTTTCGTACAGAATCCGAGGCGTGGAACACTATAGCAGCCACAAAGCTGAACCTAGTTAATGCCCTAAGAGTAGAAATATCCGAGAAGAAACGAGAGCTGCTGCAACTGCAGTTTCATCTCGATGACGCCACAGCGCTCTACTATCAAGTAAGAGAAGGGCTGAGAGCGTTCCGGGAGTCGAAGAAATAAAACCCGATCATGTTATTTCGTCCCCACGCATACCAACTCCAATCTGCACGTCGGATGCTAGACCACCCGTTTATGGCGTTGCTCGCCGACCCGGGACTCGGGAAGACAGCCATCATGCTCATGCTCATCCACGAGCTCAAGCGTATCGGGTGCCTGCCACCAACGCTCATCACGGCCACAAAGCAAATTGCGACGCAGGTATGGCCTGAGGAGATTGGGGGATGGGACCAATTCAACGGAATCTCGTACTCCGTAATCCAAGGGGCGAACAAAGAGCGGGCGTACCGGAAGCCGGCCGACATCTACGTTACGAACAATGAATCGTTGCCGTGGATGGAGGCTCGAGGGTACATCGATAAGTTTGCAATGCTCATCATCGACGAATCCTCGAAGTTTAAATCGTGGGGCAGCCAGCGAACGAAGCTCATCAAAAAGCATTTACATCACTTTCAAAGGCGGTACCTGCTGACCGGGTCCCCGACGCCACTGACACTACTCGACCTGTTCCCGCAAATGTACATCGTCGACAGAGGAGAGACGTTCGGACGGTATCTGAATCGCTTCAAGTTTCACTTCTTTCAACCGGTATACGGAACCAATAAATGGGTCCCGCGGTACAACGCCGAAAAAATAATTTATGAGAAAGCCGCCCCGTTTTGCATCCGTCTTGACGCGAAGATACACCTCCGGCTGCCGCCGTTGGAAGTCCATGACATCCGAGTCGCGCTCCCTGATGCCGCGAAAGAAGACGCGAAGAACGCAGTGCTCAAAATAGATTTGACTTCCCGTATCAACTCGAGTACCGACCGAATGCAAGCGCGACGCCTGGCCAGCGGTATCGACGCGAACGGGAAGATAGTGCACGACGCGAAGCTCGTCGCACTCCGGAAGCTGTTGGACGACCTCAAGGGCCGACCGGCTCTCGTGTTTTGTTATTTTCGGTCTGAGGGTGACTACCTGTCCGCTATGCTCGACGCACCGATTGTCCGAGGCGGGACATCTTCTAAAAAGTCGTCGAAACTATTTGCGCTGTGGAACGCGAGAAAGCTCCCGGTACTCATCCTTCAGCCCGCGGCGGCCGGGCACGGGTTAAACCTACAGCGCGGCGGGACAGACATCATTTGGTTCTCGCTGACCGACAACCAGGACGACTACTACCAGGCAATTCGTCGCGTGTGGCGGCAGGGAGTCGTCGGCGACAAAGTCACCGTTCACCGGCTGCTGGCTAAAGCGTCTATCGATGTCGCCATGGCCCGGTCGTTGGAAGACAAAACGAATACGCAGCAAGCATTTCTGGACGCAATGCTTGCTTTGCAAGAGGAGCTGCGAGATGTCGCTTAAAGAGCGCGAGCAGAAGTGGTACGAGGCCCAAGAGGTGCCGTACATCGTAATCCCGGCCGTCGATGGAAACGACGACCGGACAAAAGATTCAAAAAAGGAAATCCAACGGTTTGAGTGCTCGTACCACCGCTGCAAGTCCTATAAGCTCCGATGGACGCCATCCGGCATTTGGTGCCGGGAGCACTACATCGGGCAGCCATCATGCTCGATTTGCGGTGTCGAGCCCGCTTTACATCCGAAAGACGACTCACAGGGTCGGTGTCGGCTTTGCTGGTGCAAGTCTTACGACGAATAGACGAAAGGAAAACCTATGGAAAACAAAGAATTACAGGCGCTGTTTAGCGTCCAATACCCCATCCAAATTTTCTTCATCTCCGAGGATGGTACCGATGGCTATTTTTACGCATTTCTACCTGACTTCGGGTACAGTTCTTGTAGCGCTACTGGGGACACGATTGACGAAGCCATCGTAAGGCTGCAGCTTGTAAAGATAGACGTTATCCAGTACTACGTCGAGACTGGGAAGTCTCTACCGGAACCGTCTAAGGCGCCATTCGAGCAGAGCTAGGGGACAACAATGACACCCCAGGATGAGAAGACCAACTTTTTAGACGACAAAGCAGTTCAAACCGCCGAGGGGATCCTTGAAAGGATGCCTGGGTGGCAAAAAGCCTACGCGAAAAAAAAAATCATAGAATCCGCAGTCGGCCCGGAATCCAGCTTGTCGACACCCCTTCCGAAAATGCTTAGTTGATGGCGGGTGTGCTTAGCGCAGCCACACGACCAGGAATGTTCCGAATGAGATGCCGATGGCGATGATCGACATAAAAGTCTGGACACCCCACCGCGTCCGTTTGACGGCAGCGAGACTGTGCGACTTGTGCTCAGCCCTGCATTTCTCAACCTCCCGGGCGATGGCCGCCGGGAAGTTTTGCTGTATCTCCCGCCTCAATTCATTCAGGGATTTCTCCATCCGGAGCTCAAGTTTTGCCGTGGTCAGTTCGACAATCGTTTCAACTTCGTCGCGCGTCGTTCTGTCTTTATCGGTGCTGAACATACCAAGGCTCTCTATTTCGTGAGCTGCTTTGTCGTCAGGAGCCGTAAAACAATCACAGAGACGCCCTCGACGGCCTGCATCAAAGCGTCCGTGTCAAGGGAATCATCGCCGCCAGTGAGGGCTCTATAGACGCCGGCGACGGCCATTGCTATACCGCCCCAAATCAGTTTTGACGTATACCATTTTTTATTCATCGTCCAACTCCATAGGCTCTTGCATATCGACAATGCATGTTGTCACGGTCTCGTCTGAGACCGGTATCGAGGCCGTCTTGAGCGCTTCATCTTGTGAGTCACAAATAGGCCCGTCGTTCCAAGACCATTTTCCGTCACCGTGCGGAATCAACATAGCTTACCTCCCTTGCGGGTTTGCGATTCGAAGCACGAACCCACCCCGCGAAACAAAGAACATCGACCGGCCGTCTGAAAGAAACTTCCCGGACGAGTACCCGGCGGTCATGTTCGGGACTCCGACATCAATCCGGCTGCCGTAAATCGTCGCAAAATCCGTCGGGTTACTGCTATACAGCCCGAGCACGCCAAGGGGGATCTTGTGCAGTGACATGGACTCAGCAGGACCTGCCGCGGCCTCCGGCTTTTGGAGCCACAAAGACGTGCCGTCCGTCCCGAGAGCCGTTCCGTAGTAATCGGATACCGTGTACGGCCACGTGCCGCGGTTGTCGATTGTCAACAAGCTGTCGACAGCGTCGGTGCTCGGGATGTACTGCCAAATGCGCCCTGTGTTGTCGGTCAGCGCAAGGGCCCCCGGGAGTACGAGGATAGACCTTGGCGCGAGGTTGGGCGACGTGGCCGCGGTTGTCGCTATCAGTTTGCGCGTGAGGTCGGACGTTGTTGGATCGGAGATAAGAGCCGAGTTGAGATATGTAAGGTCGTCGGACCCGGGCCTCTCTCTGTTCAGCCAGTATACCCGCGTCTCATCCGTATAAAGTGACAACAGCTCATAGTTCCCACCACCGCCCAGCCCGACCAGATTCCCTTGGCCCTCGTCCTGCGTTGTCCCGTCCTTAGCCATGATATAGATGACAGGCCCGTTAGTATACTCCAACATGATCCCGAGATTGTCGTCGTCCGCGCAAATGATGCGTGATCCGCTGTCTTCCAATGACGTCCAAACGCCAACACTGTTATCGACCGCCGTCGATAGGTCGGGAGTTAGAACGAGCCCGAGCGAGCTGGTTAACGAGTACCGGGACACGTAGGGCTGCCCGGTCGAACTGCGCTCCCACAGCACGTAGAGATAGGACGCATCACTGCAGATGTCAAAAATGTGCGAAGAGGTGTACGGAAACGTCAACCCGAGCGCAGAGGATACCGTCATGGTCTCCCCGGCGTTCCACAGATTTGAAATCTTTCGAACCTGGCTGTTGCTGTCGACAATGAATATCACCGGCTTGTCATAGATGGTTTCCGACGTCTGCCATTCCCACCCCAAGCAACTGCCGACGATAGCGGCCGCGTGCTCGTAAAACTGGTGCCCGTAATCCGGACGATACCAATGGTCGCTGGCATCCATCAGCCCGGCGCACAGCCGTTGACGCGTTACGTTGGGCGGCATCGGGCCTTTCAGGTCTGCCCTGAGTGCAGTGTCGTTTATCAGCTGGTCCCGGCTATATTCAGCTTCGTTCCACTCGGTGTATAGAGGAGCTTCGCCTTCCAACCAACCGGCCAGTTTTTCCGCGTCGATGCGAGCCGGTGACCGGTCTCCGCTGAACGCCCACTTGATCAATCTTGAAAATCTTTTCATTCGGAAACTCCCGGCCAGTTTGTCATTCTGAATTCCACTCCCGCGACAACAGGGGCGAAATACCCAACGTATCGGCGGACTTGATAGTCGAATGGGTCGCCTATCGTAACGGATACAACTCTGTTTGACGCCGATACCGTGCAATCAAGCCCAAAGGCATTCTGTAGGTACCGAGCAATCCCCGGCACGCTGGCGTCCGCGTTCGTTGCGGCTATCTTCGCGTCGATGAAATCGAGGTACAAGGCATCCCCGGCCAGACCGTCAGCAGGCACACCCCAAATACCCGACAGAAAACCGCCGATGTTTGGATTCGAAGGTGTCCCGAACCCGTGGAGGTTGTCAATTTTTGGGTCTGAATCGCCGCGCACCCGGAAGACCCGGTAGAGCTCCTCGTTCGGCGGCCTGTCAGCGCCTACCAGTCTGCCTATCCGGCCCAACCAAATGCCCTCTGCGATGTCCTTGTTCGTCCCAACAAGCAGCCAGTACACGATGGCTTCAATCACTTCTTCAAACTCATCGGCGATCCACGTCACGAAGGCTTGCCAATTCGGGCCATCGCTGGATGCCTCTAAGATGCGTGTGAGCAAGTCTTCTTTCAGCTTGCCCATGAATACACCCCGGACACAATGGCTTGCGCTATCTGTTTCTGTCCGACTTCAGACGCCATGTACTCGGCGTCGTTTCGGTTGGTCATGAAGCCACACTCAACCAGCACCGCCGGTCGCTTGTCGCGTTGTTTTCTGATAACGTAAAATGCCTTCGGACTCGCAACCACCCCGGCCCCGCGTCGCAGGCGTATCGACGTGAACGTCTGGAAGCCGTCTGCGATACCACGAGCCAACGGGTCCCGGGTGTGACTGCCGGTGAATATCACAGCGCCGTTCGCACGGCTCCACCCGGGCACGTCGGACGCGTTTGCGTGGATTGAGATGAAAGCATCGGCTTCCAGGTCGTCGGCCATAGCGACCCGGTCCGCAAGCGTCACATTCTCCCGGGCGTCCCGCGGCACCGTCAAGAAAACCGAGTACCCGGATTGCTGCAGCATCCGATAGACTTGCACGGCCACCCGCCGGTTAAACTCGCCCTCGTAAACGCCTGGCGGCACCCTTGGGGACCGCTTGCCGGGAATCAAATACTCGCCATTGACAAGGTGTAGATGCCCGGGGTCCAGAACAATTCGCATCATACACCTAGCACCGTGATTAGGCCTTCGGTGCAAACGGCTCTCTCGTCCACGTCCATAGCGATGTCGCCGGTTGACGACGGATTGGCCGACCGACTGATATAGATAGCTTGTATCGTGTGCCCGGGAACCACGTTTGCCGGGGTGTAAATCCGGGCGGCGGAAACTGTCTCACCCGGGCCGAATTTTTCGATTGTTTCCCCTTCGATTTCCAGGTCACCGTTAAAAAATTCCAGGATGTAACTCTTGATGAGCGCGTCCCCGTTGCTGGGGTACCGGCCTACCGTTTTCCGCGTGAGCACATTGATGTAGATCGGGATGTCGGTACCTACGTCATAGTAAATGGTACTCGATTGCCCTTCTGCAGATACCGCAACCGACTGGGCCCCGAACGTGCCAATGCCCGCAGCCACGGCGCCGATGCCGCTGTAGGTCCCAAACAAAGAGTCCGCGATGGCCTGGGCTGTGCCGCCCCATACGACAGCTCGTATCGACCCGGGAGGCGTCCCGTCGGCCGCATAGGTTGTGCCACTGTTGACAAAAACATAGGCGTCCGTAACCCCGTCAAGGTCTTCCAGCGCCGAGCGTATTTTGGAAGGGTGGTGCATCCCGACGCCCTTTGCCGTCCGCCACCGTCGAGACCTGGCTGCCGGGTCCGACTCGGTCGCTCGGCCGGGGGTCACTGCCACAAGATTGGTGACCGAGGCCACGCCGTATTTCGGCTCGACTATCCGGGTGATGTCGCCGGCATCCGCTTCGAAGGCCCCTTTGTCGACGCTGCGGGCCGAAAAAGTGTCCGTCGCAGATGGGGCGATTACCATGTCTTCCGTGATGACATAATTATCCCCAGCTTCCGTTCCGATGATAAAAGTCCCCGCCGACACCAGCGGCACGCCGGAACTCTTGGCCGTGACTGTTATCGGGACCGTCGAGTATGCGCTTTCATTTCGGTCGATACCGTTCAACCGCATGAGCTCGGTCAGGTATTCCCCGTACGACCGATCCGGCATGAGCGCGCTCACGGCATCCTGCAACGCGGCGAGCACTTCGCTTTTAGCCTCTCCAAGCATGTTCCCGCAAATCCGGTGGGCGGGTCCGGTGGCGTCCTTCCGCAAGCGCCCCTCGAGCAGTTCTTGCAGCCGCTGGACAGCGGTAGCCACCACTTCGGCCTGGGTTGGTACAGACATCCCTGTCTCGTCGATGTAAGCCATATCAGCTGTTCCCTATCACAGGTTCGTTGTAAATCGTATTGGCGTAGAACTCTATGGACACCAGCCCCGTCTCGTCGCGGCTTAAAGTCAAAAGGGGGATGGACGTTACCTCCGGGATGTCGGTGTAAGCCTTTCGGACCTGCATTTCCCGGTACTTGTCGTCTTGGAGAAAATCATACATAGATGGCCGCCCGAACCATTTGATTCCGGTCTCCGGCTTGTAAACGTCTTCATCGTAGTTTTTCAGCGTCTCTTGTGCCATCAGCTGCTCCACCTCTTCGACGTCCTCGACAAACGACAAGTCCCCGGCGCTCAAATCGAGGTCGAGGTACTTGTCCAGCTTGAAATCAATAGACATGGTATCAGCTTCCGGGTGTCGGCGTTCCTGTAAGCCCGCCTGGGCCAGTTCCGCCTGAATGCGTGTGACTTAACACGGAAACCGACGTGGGCGGGTTCGCCATCCCCGCGGTGATATTGCCACCGGCCTGAATGCCCCCCGTTGCCTCTATATTTCCGGTCACATCTAAATCTCCTGTGGCATGTAGCCCTTGGTCGTCCAGGGTCAAGGATACGCTATTATCGTGTTTTCGTAAAGTTATGCCGCTTTCTGTGCCGGATGTGAACGACGATTTACGCGCGATTTTGCCCAAGATGACCGCACTCACCGTCGACGGCGCCGTTGTTTCGGTGGCCGAATCAATGCCCTCAGACCATAGTTGGATGTCGCGCCCGACAAAAGCGACTAGCACCTGGTCTCCGGCGGCCGGCTTTATGACAATGTCCCAGTCCCCCCAGCTCATCCAAGTTAATGGCACACGCCGAAGGAGAGCTGGCCTGACACCGCGCACGGAGACCTCGAGCTGGATGTCGGCGCTGTCAACCTGGGAGCCGGATCCCTCGTGGAAAGTGTCGATGGTCGCGGGTAGAGGCCACATACCAATCTCAGATAGCTGGGTGTCAAACAGGTCGAGCAGAACGTCCTCAGGTCTCATAGGGCACCCCTGTCACTGTTGTCCGAAAGGTATTCGGGTCACAAACGAAGTCAGCTGACTCTATCAAGTAGATACCCTTCGGAGGTATTGGAGCTTTCCTCCCGCCGATCGTCGCCGTAGTCTCGATAGAGCACAATGACCCAGCGCGCAAGTTCGAATTGAGCCGGGACACCGCGGTCACCTTCACCTTCTTGCGTTCCAAGCGTGACGTTGGCACCCCCTTCATCCCTGTCTCGCCGGATATGACCGGGACGCTGACCGTCGAAATCGGGTCGTTTTCACCGACCACGATTGCCGTGCCGTTTTTAATCTGGTACCGGTACCCATAGAGCTTTGTGGCGGCCCTGAGCATTTTTGCCGGAGGGCCGGTCAGCGGAAGCGGGTGTGTGAGCCTTCCGGTCACCGCGGTGACATCGGAGCCGAGCCCCCCAGCCGCCGCGAGGTCTTTAAAAACCTGGGTCAGCAGCGTGCCGGAGTCGTAGGACCGGGTGATTACCTCCGTCTGAGCGGAACTCTTGGTGTCCTCTGCAAACACCTCGACTAGCCACCCGGTAAAGGCTTCGTCCCGGTATGTCGGCGTGTCCGTAATAATGCCGTGGAACAACAACGGTGGCGGGTCGATGTACCCTGCGTACAAGTTCATCTCGATAGCATCCCGGCCGATTTTGGCGCGGGACTCCGGTTTCAGATTGTAGACCGTAAGGTGTGCCGTATCTTTTCTGTGGCTTGAAACCGTCTGCACCTCGAAGTCAATCCGTGCGCCAGTGGGCACAACAACCGCAACCTCGTCTTTCGCAACGAACTCCGCGAAGACATATCTCTCAGAAGGTTTCAACGTCCGCCCTCGGCGCGTAAGCCAGCTTCCACCGGACCCCAAGCCCGTCGAAGTCAGGGTCCTGGTCCCCTTGGAGATCCAAGAGCATGAGGATGCCAAGTTGTTCCTGGGTTCGGTTCGCCAAGAAGTCCATACCAGTCACGAGCCCCAGCCCTTTTGAATGCAGGCCAACGGCATCGCAATCCAAGCTGATGAACCACCTTCCGGGCGTTTGCTGCCAGCGGACGTGGTACTCGAGTTTGTGGCCATCAACCGTGATTCGCTTCCGTTGGGACGGCTTCTGTGCATCTATCGGCAGGAATCCGACGCTCATAGGAAGCCTCTCAGCGCATCGATAGCCCCTGCCAAAGTGCTTTTTGTCTCGGCATCGGATGCCGGTTTCTCAATAGCCACCTCCCCGCCGTCCTCAGTTTCCGACTGCTTGATCGCAGGCTCCGTCTTCGCTTGGACTTTCTTTTTCCGGATTTTGGAAAGCGGAACCTTGCGATTCAAGGTTTCATACGTCACGGCTTTCTGGCAGATAAGAGTCGCGTCGTAGGTGTAGAAATTCTCGACGGTTTCATCTGCCAGTATGTCAAGCAGCACAAAGTTAAAAAAAACTTCGTCGTCGAAAACAATATCGATGATTTCTTTTTTGTCCTTCATCGATTTCAGGTATTGCTTTTTATCGTCCTTTGAGGTCACCTTATTGGCGGCTTTTATCGCCGCGTCATCCGGCCCGTAGTACGCAAAAGCGTCATCGGTAAGCGATACGTCAAGTGTCAGGGTCTCGATTTGCGGGGCGACGTGCTCAGCTATCAGGGACCCGTCCTCTATTGGGTCGGATGTCATCGCCAAGGGGGCTGAATGATTCCTACGGGTGACCGTATCCAAGTACATATCGCCAAAGAGACAAGGCCTTGCCATCACTCACCCCCAGAACTTCGGAGGGCTCGTTCAAGCATCCGCTGGCTGGCCTTCGAAGACTGCTCTGCAATCCTCGAGGGGTCGGCATTGGTGACCGCGTTGACCGTCGTTGTCAGCGTCATGCCAGGCAGCCATGGGGCTTCCTGGCGTCGAGCAGCCTCAGATACCGGTCTCGGCTTGAGGACATTGGCCGCCGGGCGCTGTCTCCTGACATTTCGGTATATGTCGACCTTATCCGGGACGAGGTTAAGCTGGTCGCTCAAAGGCGTAGTTGGGAGTTGACCTATGTCGACACCTACTGACTTTAGCATTTTGCTGAATATCGCGTATACTTTTCGGAGCCCGTAGTAAATCATGTCCGGAAAGGTGGTTGCTACTCTGAAAAGTGGGACGACAACATAATTGTGGATTATGTCTCCGAGAGTGCGGAATGGCTTCAGGATCAATTCAGTCCAGTCGCCGCCTGTCATGTCAACAACCATCTGCATAAGGCTGCCGGGTTTTAGACCCAGGAGGGCTGTCTGCAACTCAGTCAGTTCCTGAGCCGCCCGGCTTATACCTAAGTACTCGTCCAGCCGGAAACCGGCGGAGTCCCCACCCTTCAGGGTCGTGACAATGTCATCAATTGCCAGTGCTATGATGCCTACGGCCAACCCAACGCCCAGCAACGGCGCCGCGGACGCCGCCAAAGCTTTCAGTGCGATACCGGCTGAGGGGGCTACTTTTATGATGTCGCTCAGTGACGCGATAAACGGGGCCAGCTTGACAGCAGCCACGGCTATGGCGAGCAGCTTAAAAACATTCGTAAGGCCGCCCATACGTTCAACGGTTTGATAAACCCGGCGCCCGAAATCCCGGATGTCTTTCATCAACCCGCGAACGCTTTTCAAAAACGACTCGAACTTTGACTTTATAAGGCTTTCGTTGGCTTTCGCCCATCGCCCCGTGGCTTTAGCCAAGTCGGTCAACTCAATGACCGCAGCTTTCAACGCCGGGGCGAAGGCTTTCCCGAGACCAGCCGCTGCAATCTTGATGTGGTCCCAGAACGTTGAGATTCGACCGCTGAGCGTCACACTGGCAGTCTCCATCCCTTTGTAAAACATGCCGCCTTCGGCCGTGAGCCGACGGAAGGCCTCTGTCAGGTCGGTCGTTTTGACTTTGCCCTGGGAGACCATCTTGATGATCTCCTTGGTCGATCTCCCGGTCGCCGCGGCCAGCTCGTCAATAATCGGGACACCGGCTTCCACAATGATGTTCAGCGACTCCATATCGACGCGCTGCTTGAGTAACGCCTTGTTATACCCGAGGGTTATGCTCCGCAATTTGTCAGACTGCCCGCGCGCTGTGTCGCCGAGCATAAGCATACGCTCAATAGTCTTGTCGATGTCCCCACCCATCGTAACGAGCAACTGCGAGGCGACATCCGACAGCTGTCCGAACTGGTAGGGGGTTGTGGCCGCAGCTTGGTTAAGGCGTTCGACCATCATCGCCGCCCGCTCAGCGCCGCCGACCATCGGAGTGAACGCCGCCTCCGCGTCCTCGAACATCCGGAAGGAGCCCATAAGGCGGTTAAACCCGTAGGCCAGGCCGCCGGCTCCGAACAGCACGTTCCGGACGTGGCGACCGACGTTCGAAAATGTCTGCTTGAGCCCGCCGACGCTCTTCTTGAAGCGCCTCAGGTCCCGGTCGTCGACATCCCAGCCGAGCCGAGCGACGAATTCCTCAATAACCGTCGCCATTGGACTCCCTCTGCCGGACCCAAGCTTCTCGCCGTTCCTCGGCCTCGCCAGTCATCTCCATCACTTCTTGGACGTCTAAGAACGCGGGGTTCGGCCATCGGAGCACGGCAACCGGGTCCGTGTTGCAGAAGCGTGCCACGGCGACCACCCGAATCATTCCGTTTGAGACGCGGTGGTCTTCGCCCTCGAGAAAATTTGGCTCAGACGACTTTTGACGAAATCTTTTACGAACGTCTGAGCCTTGGAAAAATACCCGGGGAACGATACGTCAATCGCCTCGACCAACGCGCTTATACGCTCCGGCCACCGACCAACCATATACTCATCCGACCAACCGTCGCTGAGCGTGAACAAGCTGCCATCCGGTGCGTTGATTTGACACCCGGCGAGCAACTTCTTGGACATCTGTCGAAGTCGTTCCTTGGGTAGCGCCCGGAAGACGGCTGTCGGGACGCTTGAGAGCGCTGACATGCCTGCCCGAAGCGAGTCGCTGTCAGAGGCGTCCCCAAATACGGACGCGGCTTCCGGCCCCGTCGCGCTGATGAACTCGGCGACCGTACGCCACAGCTCATCCTCGAGGTCAATGGCCGCCTCGACATCAAGCGGTTTAAACGTGTATGTCCGCTCGATACCGTCAATGCCTTTTATCGTTCGGGAGTAAGCTCCCATCTGTCACCTCTAAATGTCCCGCTGCCCACCGTACGTAATCGTACCGCGGATTGCGGACAGTGTGAACTGGGTCTGAGAAGGGTTCTTGCCGCCGCCCCAAGGACCGGAATCCTCAACCACGACGTTTTCGGCCACAACCCGCATGAAATTCGACCCCTGGTTTTGGGCAGTAAATGTCCGCGCTTGAGATTTCAGTGCCAGCATGCCGTTAAGAATGGCAATAGATGCCGTTGCGCCGGCCTCAAAACGGAGCTGAATTGAGATGTTGCTCTCCTCGTTGATCACATGCACGCCGCCGACCCCGTTAAGGTCGTTTTTAGGCTCCATCGCTCGTGGGTTTTTAAACGTCACCACCAAGGCATCGTCGACGTCCGCCAGGTTGCGGAGCGGGGCAGGCCCAGTGCTGAACAGCAGCTGTGCTGTGAGGTCGGAACCACGCCATTTCTGTTTCATCTTTCAGCCTCCTATTTCAGGCCAATATTTCCGACCAGGCGGAACGTTTGGGCTTCAATCCGGCCGACGGCGCGGAATGCTTTCGAAATCGACATATCGCCGGATGCGATGTCCGATGCCGTGAAATCATCTACCGTCGGCAAGGTGATTTCATAACTGATGAGCGCCTTGCGATCCTCGACGCCTTCTCGCAGCCGGGTTTCCAGGATTCCGTTGATCGCGCCCAAGGTCGGCGCATCAAACCCAAGGACGTCTTCGCTCATATCCAGCGCCTCGAGGTCAGCCTGGATGGCTGCCTCGAACCAATGGACAAATCGAATCAAGCGCTTATTAATGCCGGTTACCGTGTTCCCGCGATGGACGAACAGGTTGCCGGCTGTGGTGAGCACAACGTAGTTGCAGCCCTTGTCCTCAAGCGCCGTTCGATCACTCGTGGAGAGGTCGTTTTCGGCCCCCTCGTCACCGGACGCCAGGCACCCGGTGAGCTTTGTATGACCGAATGATCGGCTCCCCGCGTCGGCCGGGAGCCAGGCTCCGTCAGCGCAGAGGTCCGGGTAATCGCTTTGTGTGGTGTAGATGACCGTAGATTGGTCGTATCCGAGAGCCTTGAGGCGGCTGTGCAGGTCCGTCGCAACAGCCGGGTTGATGGCATCCGAGGATTGGTCGACGAAAGTAGTTTGCGCGCGCTCGGTCTGGACCTGGGCGGCCAACGCGATCATCTCGTTATCGATGTCATCGTCCGTCCCACCGCGGAGCTCGGTGCTCAGGTTGTATCCGCGATACAGCAGCTTTGCCGCCGTGTAGGACTCCAACAGAGTCTCTACCGCGTTACCCGATACCGAGGTCCCGTCGCCGGCGGCCTGGACTCCCATGTGATACGTGGGGGTCGTGTTGACGGCGCTCGGGGTGATAGCGATTGTCGGGTCTGTATCATCCTGCCCGGCGGGCATCGTCAGCACGAGGTCGCCGTTGATGTCGAGGCCGAAAGTAGCGTCATCGAGCCCAACAACATCCGGGGTTACGAGAGCCGCGAGACCGGCATTCAAGACGGTGAGCACCTGGGAAAACGCCGTTACGCCGGAAAGGTCGCCGAGGGTCACGACGGTGCTGTTTGAACTGCTGTCAGTAACGGTGAACGTCGTCCCGGTGCCGAGAGCCGCCCACGTCGCTGGCGTGGTCGTGTAAGTGCCGCAGATAAACGCCGGCGGGATAGCGGTTCGCGGATTCCGCACGAGGTAAAGCCTTTCGGCTTTTTCCTCCTGTCCGTAAAAAGCGGTGGCCATGGTATGGGCAGCGCCACCCGCAGTGAGGTCGCTGACACCATCAAAATCAACCACCCGCACCCGGTCGTAAATCGGGATATCCGCATGGTCGACAAATGACATTCCGGTTCCGTACGACGGCACCGCCGGATACGTCACATTCAGGTTGACGTTTACGTTGTAAAAAATGTCGGGAATCATATGTTCTCCCTTCTGCCTAAAATGGTATCATGTTTCATGTATACTGTCATGTTTCGCTACTCAAAAGTTTCTTCAACCGCCGGTTCCAGGCTGTCGACATCCCCACCCAGCCCCAGTGTCTGTACTCGCGATCCGACGGTGTCCAAGGATGCCGGCACCCGGAATCGGAACTCGCAGTGGTACATCGGCCGGTAGTGCGTGTCGTTGAAAAACGCGGGGCCATAAATAGGCCCGCAGTCAATCAGCGCCGGGACGCCTCGGGAGTGCGGGTCGCTAGCTCCGAGCTCTATCTGACGGAGTAAGGTCGCCCCGGATGCCACAAACGCTTTGACGTCAACGCCCAAGATGTCCGTGCTTTCCATATGGTATCGAATAACGGACCCGGACCGCCTGCGGTCAGCAATCTTGTCCGGGGTGCTGGTCTGCGTCACAAATCTCACCGACAGATAGGCTCCCGTCGGCACCGGCGCATTTTGGTCCGCAAGTATTACCGGGATGCCAGAGCCGACAATACCTTGAATCCAGGACACGATAGCCGTCATAGGATGGTAGGGCGACGTGACTCCGAGAGCCAGGCCGGAGTACAAATAGTTTCCCGGCCCGAGACCCCGCGTTGGCGTTATGATGTTGACATCCAACCCGTCGTAGACATAGGAACCGGCCAGCAGCTTGCTGATGAAGTCTCTTGACTGCCCGACATCCAGGCCGTCGTAGACGTAGGAACCGGTCAGCAGCTTGCTGATAAAATCTCTCGATTGACCTACATCCAACCCATCGTAAACATAGGAACCAGTCAGCAGCTTGCTGATGAAGTCTCTCGATTGACCGACATCCAGACCGTCGTAAACGTAGGAACCGGTCAACAGCTTGCTGAGGAAGTCTCTCGACTGCCCGACGTCCAGCCCATCGTAGACATAGGACCCGGTCGACAGCTTGCTGAGGAAGTCTCTCGATTGACCGACGTCCAGCCCGTCGTAAACGTAGGAACCGGTCAATGGTTTAATCGACGGGCTGAAAGCGGTGCCGCCCCACGAAACGGGGATGAAATTATAGTTCGTCAAAGTACTGGCGCTGTGCCCGGTTATCCACGCTGCGTGGGACGGAGTCCCGGACCCGTAATCGCAGGTCCATAAATCCGGGATGGTGTTATCCGACAAGCTTGTTCCGGTGCCGCTGAAGATGCTGTCAAAGTTTGGGCTCTTATTTAGGAATCTAGCCCCCTGGTCACCGTCGTCATAAAACACCCACGGGTTAATCCTAGCCAACGTGCAATTGGTGAATGCGTAGGCAAAATAATCGCAGCCGATAAGCGGCTTTAAAAGCCCGTCGGGAATCGATCCAAGATTTGGGCATGAGTTTAAAACAGAATAAGCGTTCGTGGCGTTTACGCAGTTATCAAAAATATCTGACTGGATGGATGCTATGCCCGTCAATCGGAACGTCCTGTATAAGCTAGACAATCCGTCGCTAATAATTTTTCCGGTGCCGAGAGAGGCTAAATTAGAGCACCCATTCCACCCGCCGTACAAGTATTGCCATCCATCGAAGTCAGCGGAGTCCCCCCAGTACACGATACCCGTCCATTGGAGTTTGCTCGAATGCGTATTGTTGACGGACCACGCGGGAAAGCTGCCCATGATCTCTAATACATGGTCCCCCGTCGAAGCGTAAAGGTGAGTTATATCTGGGTCGTTATAGGCGGTTATCGTACTCTGGTTACCGTCACCCCAGTATACGATGGCGTCGTAAGTGTACCCGGAGACTGTCGGAAGGGTGACAGTCTCGCCCGGCGTCGTTGTCGTGCACTGTATGCGAAACCCCGCCATTGATGCCCCTAGGCGGCGTCCGTATCTATGTCGGTATAGGTCTCCTGAGTGTCCCCAGGAGACATCGATTCGTTATGTTCCCGGACCCTAGCCTTGAAAAATGTCCGGATTCCGGCCATCAGGTTTCCGGCGCCTCTGAGCCTGGCGTCAACGACCGCTCGCTGTGATGTGCTGGCGTAGAATATTTTTTCCATCTCCCAGAAGCCCCACACCTCGGAGCCGTCATCCGGAACCCCGTCCTGATCGGAATCCGCTTGCACGCGTACCCGAAGTTGGAACACGTCGCACGGCGACCCGGTCGTCGGGGGCCCGGCAAACTGCGCCAGGACATCGTCAACCGAGACCACTACGGGCGCCAGTCTGCTCTTTTCCGTCGTCCGTCGTATTTGGGTGCAAAATATCATATCGCGGCCTCCTTGGGACTTACGGCGTCTGAGCCAGGGATATCAACGTCTCCCCAGCGAGTTCGAGCGTGTTATGCTCTCCGGTTTCCAGCGTGACCGCGGTCCCGATGTCCCAATACCCAATGAGGTTTTTGCCCGTGGCGGTATCGTTGTAGGCCACCGGGTAACGGAAGGGTCCGATACTCCCGCCGGATGCCTCTTGAACGATGTCCGATGTAATCACCATGGTGAAAACACCGCCTGTCTGGGTAGCCGACGTAACCGTGACAGCATCCCCGCCAGCCGTGTACCCATTACCGGCAGCTATCTCCGTGATGTCCGTGAGTACGGCATCCGTCGCCGCATTCGGCGCGACGTTGCTCAACGCAATCTTGACTGTGTCGGTACTGAGAGCATGGATACCCTTCCCAAAAGAATCCTCGACGAAACAATGAAACCCAACATATGTCCTGTCAGCCATGTGACTGTCCTTTCAAAGCCGTATCCTTCACGGCTGAATCTCCCTGATGAAAACCTCTCCAAATCCGGCCTGCGTGTACCAAGAGCCGAGTTTGACGACCCGATAGTCGATACCGCCATATGATAGGACGTCATCGACCTGCAACCGCGCAGAAGTCCAGGTTTTAAGGTGCGCATAGACCCGGTCCCCTTCAACCGGATACTGCCCCTCCTCTCCCGGGTCCCGCTGCGGCTCGACAATCGAAATCGTAACCGGGGTGACGGTCGCCGGAACCCACACGCCGTCCACATAAGCGCCGGTCGGCCGCGTGTAGGACGCCGCCACCGTGGGCATCCAGGAAAGCATGCTCATGTAGAGCGCTCCAGCTCACTTTGGATGGACTGCCGAAGGAGACCGGTATCGATCAACGGTTTATCTTTATTGCCCTTGTCCGCGTCCGTCGATTTCCGGCGGATTGTCGCCGGGGTGTTAGGCGGGAAGTCGTTTGTGTCAATTGTATTCCGGATGTCGGCCGCCGCACGAATGCCGACCAGCTGCAAAGCTCTGCCTATGTTTGCTTGATGCACTAGGCCCGCTTTCAGCGCGTCAAGCAAGGCCTGCCTGTAGTACCCATTCTCCCGGAGTGTGGTCCTCAAAAATGGGCGGGCCGGTATAGTCTCCGTTCCAAACTCATTCCACGCTGCAATCGCCGCAATAGTCTGGCCGCCATCCGCGCTCGGATGTTCCCCGGTGCCGCGAAGGACGCCAACCTTGACGTGGGAGCCCTTCATCCGCCTCAACAGGTCGTCGACCTTTTTGAAGTCGTGCTTTGTTGAAATATCAAGTGAAAAAGTCATGTGGCACCCGCGGCCCGCCTTGGTGGATTCTACGAAGTTCCAGATACCGGCAGCCGTACGCCGTCGACCGGTAATCGGATTCCAACCCCGAGCCGCCGGTTGCGTACTGAGCAAACTCAACCCCAAGGTCCCCAGCTTTCCATCGCTTGAGCTGACCGGATACCGCGGCCGGGCCGAGAGGGCTCCCGGCTTTTGGCACAGTTCGCTCCAAGAGGTGGGCGGTCAGATACAGGAGGCCGGTATCGTAGTCAGAGCCCCACGTGGCCTCGAGTATCGTAGCCGCGGCCTCAGCGATGCACGCATTAACCACAGCGTCAGATAGGGAGTCAAAGGCGCCCGGGAACCGGGCCTTGAGCTGGGTGGCCGTAATCACGGTCTACAGTTCGACACCGGTTTCGGTGTCCGGGGTCGCGTGGTCCGGGCCTTCGGTCAGAACGGAGCCAAGCCGTTTCTTGACGAAGCGGGTCTTCTTCGCAGCCGACCAAAGTTTCTTGTCGACGCGATTCGGGACTCCGGGGAGCAGGACGATAGCGTGGTCCAGCCCCCGCCTGACTTCGAGGATGCGATTTGAGTTGTTATTCACCAAGATGTCCATCTTTCAAAAACCTTTCTCGGCAGCCTTTAGCTGTGCGCGGCCTCCGCCTGGTAGAAGTGCAGGGGCTCCTTGACGTGCAACGGCGCAAAGGTCGTCGCGAAGGGTTGCTCGGCCGACATGCCGCGGTTGTCCGGAGCCTGGCGCTCGGCGTCCATCGACAGCGGGACACAGATGCTGTCGCGGTCCTGGAAAGCCCCGAACGTGATGTAGTCGCCGGCGCCGCCGTCCGTCTCACCATGAATCGGGCTCTCGATAAAGCCGCCGAACCGCGGGTCCGTCTGTTGAAGCACCTGCTCGACGGTTTGATTGGTGACCGTGTTGGCGATGGTCGTCGTCCCGAGCCTGTAGATCTCCGGCGAGCACATCGCATAAATCATCAGACCGCGGAACTTTTGGCTCGACTTGTTTGCGGTAATCATCGCAGTGATGATCCCCTTGACGTCGTCGACCATATTCTGCCCGGTGGTCGTCGGGTATGAGTCCCAATCCCCGGTAGTAAGGTCGCCCTGGGTGATATTCGGATGGTCGATGAGGCCCGCGTATCCGGAGGCCGTCTCGCCGATGAAGAACAGGTCCTCAAGGTCGTTATCGAATGCCTGGAAAACCCGAGCGGCCTTCATCGCTTCGACAGAGACACCCGCGTAGTCGGCGGCCAGCATCTCGAGCGCATCGAGGGTGAACGAAATCGTCCGCGTTTTGAAGGTGATTGAAACCTGCTTGGCCCCAATCGCCACGTTGGGGTGCTTCCCGTCGTACCGATACCACGCTGACATACCCGCGCCACTGTAGATCGTGTAAACTTTCGTCCGGGCGCCACGTGGCATGTCCCGGTCGATCGGGAACACTTCGCGCCAGATAACCCTGGTCGTAGCCTCGATGATGCCCTGGGATACCGCGTATTCGAGCGATTTTTCCATCAGCCCCGCGGGGATGGCGTCCGCAAATACGGCGTCCGTAATCCCGGCGCTCGCCACACGGAGATCTCTGTCGATTGACTGCCTTTGGTCTTCGAGCCAGGCTTTTGCATCCTCGAGCTCTTGACGCTGGGCGTCCGTGAGTGTTTTCTTGAAAATCATTGCCCCTTCTCCTTACGCCGAATAGGCCGTGCAACCGAACGAGTCGGCGTCGACGGTCACCAGGGCAATCCCAGCACCCGTCATTGTGGTTTCCAGGGTGACCCCTGTAACGTCCGATTCCCCGGCTTGCGACGCGGCGCCCAGTTGCAGGACACCGGTTGCGTCCGTCACTGACAGCGCAGTGCTTCCTGCGGACCCGCTCCCGGTACCCGCCGCCAGGTAAACCGGCATCTGCCCGCTGCGGAGGACCGGACACGCTTCCGTGACCTTGTAAACCGGCAGGTTGGTCGCTTCGCTGCCAACAGCGCCGGATACGTCGCCCGAGCGGCACGTAATCCCAAGGGGGACCGTGCTCACGCCGACAACAACCTGGGTTTGGGGATTGGTTCCCCGGGAGACGATGACACCGACACCGATACCGGCCGTCGTCTCAACAACCTTCTTGTCGTCGATAAACGCGGACTGCGGCTCGAGTACAGCGCCTACCGCCATGGTTGCCATGCGTGTGACAGAAGTTTGAAATGCTCCGTAAGCCATATTCGGCCTCCTTTATCGGACCAACGATTTCAGTCGACTGAACGTCGGTGCCTGGTCTTGGGCGTGCGTTTGAAGCGTTCTGCGTGCCCCGATACGGACGCCGGAAATACTGGAAACACGAGGGGTCTCGCGAACCTGGATGCCGTCGAAGATTCCGGCGACCCGGTCGTCGCTCATCACGTCCTCGATTTTGAGGTCCGGCCGCTGGGCGTTGATACCGGCGACCATGATGTTACGCACGGTGTCAGAATCCTGGACCTTGAATCCGGGGGCCATCTTGAGGGTTCTCTCGAGAACGGTCTCCCGGGTTTTCATATCTTCGAGCGCCTGCTTGACGCCCTCGTCGACCCGCTTCTGGATGTCTTCGTCACTGAGCTGAGACCCCTTAAGCCCCTCGACTTTGCCAGCCAGCCGGTCATTTTCTTTCTTGAGCCGGTCGTTTTCGGCCCGTGCATCCTCAAGCTGTTGCTTGACTTTGCCGTGCTCGACCGCATCAACGACGTCTGTGCTTTTATCCGCCATTTGTATGTCTCCTAAAGTTGCGGTCCCCGCGCGCCCGGCCGGAACCATGGCCGCGTGGTTACCTACGTTTTTGGTTTGTCTGATGTCGTACGGATCCCCGGATGGCGTCCGCCCGGGCCGGAGGTCCAAGACAGAAGAGTACCCCATCGACAGCTGTCTCATCCCAGCTTTATAGGCCGCGATGCCGTCCTTGTGCATGATTCTGACCTGGGCCCGGGCATTGCCACCATCTCGAACAACCGGCGCCTCGACGATGCCGCGGAAATCCCGGTGGATAGTTTCTGCGGACACCCCGCCCTTCGGGTGTCTGACCGTAAGAGGTATCAATTCAAACGTCTTCAACGACTCTTCATCAAAGATGTCTTTCGGGTCCCGATATACGCGATAAATAGCGTTATCCGGCACCCGGTCCTCGATGGGCACGCCCATCCGTCGTAGCTCATAGGCCCCGTAGTTGTAGATTCCGTCGCGAAACAGTGTCGCGCCAACAATCAAATATCCTTCGGGTGTCGTTACGACGGTCATGGTTCCACTATTTACGGACTGGGTATAAAAATCAAGGTGAGACCCGGTTAAATTTTAGGCGGCAAACAGCCGGGCAGTCTCGAGGACCGGGTCCGCGACACAACGACACTGGATGTCTTCCCCCGGGTGCCCGACGTCCGGCGGGCTTGACCATTCCTGTAACGTGTTTGACAGCGCGGCGTGCGTCGGTCTTACCGCTCCGTCGCCGACAGTCCGCCACCTGTACTGGGTGATCCCGACGTCCTGCTGTCTGACTTTCGACAGCCCGGAAAACAGCTTTCCTGTCTGGTCGCGAGCAATGAGCTTTGCCCGCCACTCCGGGTACCCGGAAGCCTCCTCGAGGATGTACTTCCGGAGAGAGAAGTCGTCCCGGCCCTCGGAGATACCCTTCATGATTTCTTTACCGAGTCTGGCCGACATTTCTTGGGAAAGCGTTGTAATCAGGCCGACGGACCGGTCGACTCCAAGCTGAACCTCGGCCGCCGATTGACCGTCCGACAGAAGGTCGGCGACCGATGTCCCGATAGCTTGGTTCATCGCACGGAGGAAAAGACGCTTGTGGCTCTCATTATTTTTCTCGTAATTGGCTTTCAGTCGCTCAGACAGCGCCGTCAGCCCGGAGTACCGGTTGTACATCCGGGCACACAGCGACTGGATGTCCCGCTGCGCGAAATCCATAAACCCGGAGTCCGTCACCTGAATCTCGCGAAACACGGCTTCCGCTGCCCGCTGCCACAGGTCAAGCTGGTGGCCGACAAGCAAGGCCTCTACCCGCATGTCGGCCACCGCGGGCACGGATACGCCCCTCGGCCGCTTATTCCGTCGGAACGCCGCTTCCAGTTTTTCGTAGTTCAGCGCCATCGGGATCACCTTGGTTTCCTGGGTCCTGGTTTCCGGTTTCCGGCAGCGGAACCCGGGGGTCTGAGCCGTCGGCGCCATCGCGCTCGAGCAGATAGTCGGCGAAGTCTTGTTCGACGGTCAGCGGGCTATTGCCCTGCCCGGCAAGATAGTCGGCCGCGTGCCCAGCGATAATGACACCTTTGTCCAAGAGCAGGCCGACGGACTCCGCAAAAAGTTTGAAGGTCTCCATCTTCTCTTTTTGGGACACCTCGCCGAGGGCAACCCAGTTCGACCGGAACCCATCCGGCACGCGCCCGTAAACCGAGCGGCAAAGGAGCTTGTCGAAGTATCTCAGCGGCTTGTCAAAGCGACTCCGCTGCTCCCCGGCGACCATCGCCTCGTAATCCAGGGCGTTGACCTGCGATGAGGTATTGAGCCCGGATGCCAAGGCGCCGTAAAGCCGGGTCATCGGTATGTCAACGATAGACGCTATCCGATTTGCGTGGCGCTCGAGTACCGGGGCGAGGTTTGCAATCGCCGTCGAGGACCCGGAATTGTAGTATTCTTCGTTGTCTTGGTCGTGCAAAGCGACGTTATTCGTAGCCTTGAGCATCTTGTACAGCTGGTACCGACGCTCAAACTTGGCTTGCTTCTCGCCGCCATCGAGGTACATGTCCAGGTTCTCGACCCCAATATGGTCAACGTAAGCCTCATGGACGAGTGACGCTATCTCCGCCGCAATCGTTTCCTCGTTCAGCAGGGCCCGGTAGACGCGTTCAAAGATGGACGCCCCCCAACCCTGCTCTCGGATTCGCTCGTGGTACGGCAGTTTCCGGCCGAAGAATACAAGCACCCGCGACGGATGCCAATGCTGACCGTCGGTCAGGTCGGTGTAGTCCTGGTGGCCGCCGGACCGATATTCGACATCAACAGCCAACGTATGTCGGTCGCGGATTATGAGACCGGATACCGGCTTGTTCGGGCTCACGGAATCCGGGTTCAACTCCAACGATGGGTCATCGCCCGGGATTTCAATCAATCCCGCAGCCCCGCCGTAAAGCCTGGCCCACCGCATCCCGTCGACAAAAGCCTCGTTGATATCAAGGTCGTCTTCGAGGTCATTGAACGGCTGCGTGTCCTCGCCCGGGATTACGACCTCCCGCCATTTGCGCCCGGCATCCTCGGCCACGCAGTCGACGATTTTCCCACCGATGCCTCCAAACCGGTAAATCGTCGACAAGGATTCTTGGCTCAGCAGCAAGCGGGCGAAAAACGAGTGCATCGCCTTGTCGCGGTCCGTCCCAAGATTTGACACAAAATTGGTCAAAGAGTCGTTGAGGTATCCGGGACCCGGCATATCAGCCCCCAATCTGCCCAATCATGATAAGCATCTGCGTAAACAGTGCGTCAAGGCTCGGCTCCCCGGGAGCCGGAGGGCTCGTCATCAGGGTGTCCGGAATCCGGGCCATATCGTACTTGCGAGCCTGGAACGGCACCCATTGTTCAAGCAAGGCTTTCCATTTCTTCTCGCCAGCCTCCCGGGCTTCTGCGTTGAAATCCGGGTCGTCCTTATCCGGGCGGCTGAGGAAAACTTTCACGTCCGGGTCCTCTTGGAGCTCGGCAACCGGCTTCAACGCCCGCTCAACCCGGAACAAATTCTCCGCCGTGCCGGCGTTTACCGGTAGGTTTCCCTTCCCGGCGCATTTTTTCCAAATCTCCCGAAGCATCAGCAGGGTGCCGATGGTCATTGTCGGTACTTCTTTTTTCACAAGGCCTCCTCTAAACGATATTCATACAATCCGGGATCCACGGTTTCCGACCATCCCGAGTAAATGTCGATACTTTCGCGTGCTCGCTATGCTGTACGATGGATTCCGGCTGCCCGTATGCCTTGATGCGGTACCGCAGCTCAGGCCAATTGGGACGCTCCCAGCTGCCACGCGCCGCCGACTCAAAGCACCTGAGCGGAACTTGATGGTCCGCTTGGTAGTATTGCGTCGGCATCATCGCCTGCAAGGCCAACAACGCCGCTGACCGTGATAGGACATAGGCAGCCAGCGTCCGGAACCCGCGAACTTGCCCGTCAGGGTACAATGACAGCCGGCTTCCGGGGTGCTGCGCGCCGATCAGGTAGAAAAAGTCACAATCGTCCGGTACTTCAATCTCAGTTAAGTCGCCCACCGGCTCCGTATCGTCTTCGATAATGACTCCCCAGTCGTCGGCCGTTCTTAGAAAACTGACTAAAGCCTGATGGTGGGATAGGTTACAGGCGTACGTAGTCGGAAACATTTTGAAGTAACAGAATGTCGGGTCGATATCTAGCGGATACCTGTCCCAGTTTGGCCTGCCCTCAGCGTCGTAGGTACCATCCGACCACTGCATACCATCGGTAGCCGGAACCCGGATTATGCTCGGCCCGAAAGTCTTTTGCACATGCGCCCAACGGTCAGCCGACCGATCAAGATTTATACACCATATCTTCGGGTTCCGGATTATCATTTTAACTCGATTTGTAATACGCTGTTTGCATTACGATTGCCGATTTGATGACGAGCTCATGAATCAAATCCGTGGTACAGGTTCCGGTGACAGTCACCGTAACCCGAACAGCACCATCCGGGTCAGCCGGGTTGTGTGTGAATGCTACCGAAGTTGTCCAAGAATCGCCGTCAGAGCCGCCGCGGTCTACGACCACAGTCGAGTCATTCTCCCACCCGAAAAAGCCGCCGTTGCGCCAAAGGAGCGCAGTACCCGTACGAGCATACAGCCCGTTTTTACTGGCGTCCGTGCCGACAGAAGACGTCATGACGTCAAACTCAATCAAAACAGCCCGGCTGTCGGGTATCGAAAACGAGTAGTCCGCGGTATCCGAAAATGTGGTGTGCAAAACGCACGGGCCCCCACCGGATTGGTCCCCGACGAGCACAAGGCCATCCACGCCCATCGCGGACCCAGGGTCCGAATCGTATTGGTCCAGGGCGTAATGCCTGGCGCCCTCCCAGATAGTAGACACATAGTTTCCGCGAGCCGTGGCGTAGTCATGGGAAATGTCGATATGCTGGCCGAGTGCCGAGACAAAGTTGCCCGAATCGATGTCTATAACAGTACCGATTACGGACCCGAAGTCGGCATCGACCGTGAGGTTCGTACCCAGGCAAAGCAACGCATCCGCCTGGGCGCCGGTGTGCCCGGTACCCTGCCCTATATCGAGCACGCTTCCCGCGATAAGAGACCTATCGGCATCTACAGTCCCGGATCCCAAGACAGCCAAATAATTTGGCGACCCATTCAGCTCCAAATTGGTACCGAGGGCGAATATTTTGTCTACCTCGCCATCAAGCGTCACGTTATCACCGCCAAAAATCTGGTGCCAATTTATCGTCATGACGTGCGTCGGGTCGACGTCCGGGTCCTCGGATATCGTCAAATCGACATCATCAAACTGCAAGCTGCTTGACTGTTCGATGCCACCCGAGAATCCACCCAAAAGAACTTGGTCCTCCTCGAGACCGGTCACTGCGCCCGAGGCTGCCGCGGCCGAAATCAAGGCGAACAGGGAAACCTCCCCGCCGCCAAGTGATTCCATATCGTCCCACTCGTCCGAGTCGTCAGCGAGCTTGACCCCGGATGCCGCCCACGTGCTCCCGGACCTCGTGGGGCTGTCAATCCTGGCGTTTGTGTGCAGATAAAACCCCTGGCCTACCCCTACAGTCGGTGCGATAACACCGGCACCCAGCGCCGTAGCCCCTGGAAAGGCGACATCGAGCACGAGTTGAGTTATATCCGGATCGTATTTCAAGCTGCTCGACTGCGCGACAGTCCCGTCGGTGTCCCCAAATAGAACTTGGTCTTCCTCGAGACCAAACAGTCCGCTGCTGAGCGTATTCAGGGCTCCGATTATCGAAACATGGCCGCCGAATGCCGCATACAGCGCAGCCCATTCTGAGGCCCCCACGGACACGTCGATGCCGTCCTGGGTCCAAGTCCCCTGGCCGGCGCGGAAGTTGTCATCCAGCCGCAGGCGGCCGGTGCCCCGGAGATCCTGCTGAAAATAGACGTCGCCCGTGAACTGCCTGGCGATGCCCGCAGTATTTAGCATGTATTGCGTGTGGTCGTCCGCCGAGAGCCCGGAGTGCGAGCTGTGCGCATGCGTTGGCCAAACCCGGCCTCCGATTAACGTCTCAAGTCGCGGAATCCCGTTGATATTTACGCTGATAAACTGTTTAATATTCGACATGCCACTTGGATTGTCGCAGGTCGGCCCGAAAAAAGTCAAGTTTAACCCGCAGAATGTCGTTTCCCGGTTGACGTCACCACCTATAGGTGTTATCTTATTATTAGGAGCTGACAGGAGGCCAAAGATGAAAAAACGGACGCAAGGAATGCATTGGATTCGGGACGAAAAACGCCTGGCCATCTACCTCCGCGACGGCATGGCCTGTATCTACTGCCAGGCGTCCGTCGAGCAAGAGACCAAACTGACCTTGGACCACATCAAGCCGTACAGCAAGGGCGGGACCAACGAGGCCGGAAACCTGGTGACCTGCTGCCTGAAATGCAACAGCTCCCGAGGGACGCGCCCCGTGGCAGCCTTTGTCGAAGCGGTAGCCGAGTACACCGAACAGGACCCTAAGGAGATAAAGGCCAGAATCCGGCGTCACAGGGGCCGGACAATCAACGTCGCCGAGGCCAAGGAGCTGATGACGGCGAGAAATTAAAAGGAGACTGACATGTGGAAACTCGTGAAAAGAGGAACCTGGGGTCCGGTTCTGGCGACCTCGAAAACCCTGGCCGGAATCGAGGCCGAACGCCATCAGCTGGTCGAGATGCTGAACGGGGCTTTCCCCGGTTTCGTCAAAGCGGATGATTTTGAGGCCATCCAATCAAGAAAACCAACTCTCGACGACCAGCGGTCCACGGTGCTCAGAATAATGCATGAAACAGCCCTGGCGATGGACTCCGGCGACCAGGGTGCCGTGCGCGGAAAGAAGGAAGAGCTCTACTCTGCACTGGCCAGATACCGAGACCTGGGAGCCGGCGACGAAGACATCGGCAACCTGTGCTCGGGGTACATCGACCGGTATGGATGGCGCCGTTAAACGAAGAAAGGAAAACCAATATGCACTCCTACAACAAATCAAAAACTGAAGAGTCTCTCAGCCAACAAATCCAGAGAGCTGCTCTCTACAAAATCTTACGGCGTAGATACGACGAAAAAACGGTGGCTGAAAAGTTGGGCGTTACGATTATAGACGCAGAAGAACTCCTGAAACTCGGAGAGTGGCCGCTTCGCACAGCTATACGAGTCGCCGAAGCGCTGGGCCTAAGGATACAAATCAAATTCTTCTGACGGCAATGTTAAACCAAGTCAAATATACTCTTCCCGCCCCCGCCATCCAGTAGCACGGAGACCGCGTCAAACATCGGGTCCAACTGGTCATCGTGGTCATGCGAATCGTCGCCGGTGAACTCGTTCATTTCGTCGATAAACTTCGGGACCCAGTGAGCGTTTTCCGGGACCCAGATTCTGCCTGTCGATAGCGGGATGACCGCATCGAAGGCCCGGGATACCTTGTCCCGCGACCGCTTGACGCCGTCTATCCTGTGGGCTCCCCAAATCCGGCGGAGGAACTGAACGAGGCCCGTGCCGCTTGACGCGTCCTCGACATGCACCGTCCGCCATCCATAATGCCGCGGCTTGCGGTCCGCGTACCGGTTGAGAAACCCCTCAGACAGGCGGATGAGTTCCGGCATCTCCCAGCGCCCGCGAAGCTGATCAAGCAGGTAGATGTTACCATCTTCCCCGAGGCCCCACAGCTGCAACACCGTGTAGTCATGTTGGGTCTGAGTCTTGCTCGCCGTGTCAGCGAAGATGTCGAGACGCTTGAGCTTGATGACCTCTCCGTCTCTCTTGACGCGAGGATGCGGCCAGGTGTCCACGTCAAAGGATTCAAACCGCCTGAGCCAGAATGTCTGCAGTATTTTCCCGCCGGTGTCCGACGGGTTTTGCATTTGCTGGGATGCCCGGATTTCGGGAGCCGCTTCCAGGAGCTCTAGGTCCCGGGTCTCATCGTACTTCTCCGGCCAAATGTAGCCATCCGGCAGGTTCAATTTCACCAGCCGCCCAAATCGCCAGTCTTTTGTATATCGACGGTCAGCTTTTTCCTGGTCGTCCGGGTCTATCTTGGCCGGAATCCGGACGTGCAACCACTTACACCCACCGCCGCCGCTCAGCAAGAACCCCGACAGATCCGAGTTTGAGATACGCTGAGCCTCGACGATAATCGGAGTCCGGGGGCTATTGACACGGTTCGAGATGGTATGGACATACCGCTCATTGAAGGCCGACATAATCACGGCCGATTTGTAATCGTCCGGCTTTACGGGGTCGCTGATAATGATGCCGCCGGAAAACGTGTAGCGACCTTTGTCGTCCAGGTCATCCAGGTCCCCGGCTTCAAAACCTGTAATCTGGCCCCCGGAGCTCGCGACCCGGAGGGAACCGCCCTCGGTAGTCCACCAAAGTCCTTTGGCCTCCTGGTCAGGTGAGAACTCGACCGCCGGGAACAGGTATCGGAACTCCGGGAGCTTGAGTGTTTGGCGGATGGCGAGCGATTGGGACGCGATGAGCGTGTCCGAGTACGAGATCTCCATCCATCGGCACGCTGGGCGCCGGATGAAATGCCACGCTACCCATAGAATCGTGATAGACTCCGATTTGCCCATCCTCGGCGGCGCGTTGAGAATAACCCGGTTTTCGAGCCCCAGGTCGACGCGATGCAAGGTCGCCGCGATTATCTTGTGGATCGGAGTCCATCGATACCGGGCCCGTCGCCGAAGCCAGAAGGCGTACGAAACGAACATCGTGAATGACTGCCGCAACAACTCCGCGAAAACCGCGACGTCCTCGGGAGGCATCTCTTTGAGGTCTGCTATCCCGGGAAATCGGCTGGACATGACCCTAAATATCGGGCTGCGAAAGATTCGGCGTCCTCGAGAGACATAAAGACAAACGGCCGGGCGATAGCATCCCCCGAATTCAGGACGCCCTGCAACCCGAATATCAGCCTTTGAACTTTCTCTAACGAGGAAACGCACTTCGACCAGCTGCCCCCGGTAGTGGCCGCTTGCAAGGCTTCCAGCACCCGGCCCCGCTCGCGCCTCAGGATTTCAAGTGCCTCTGAATCCGAGATGACGTCGGGCGGCTTATCGAGAGCCGGATACGCGGAGTTATTCTCGAGCTGAAGCTTCTCGATTTCAGCTTGCAGCTTGTTGAGCTCAAGCTCCCGTCTGTCTCGTATCTCAGTTGCCGTAGGGCTATCGGCACCGGGCACCGGCTGGGTATTCCCAACGCGGCCCTTAAAAATATCTGACCTGTCAACCATAGAACGGCTCCAAGTCTGCGCGTCGCAGGATACCGCCCTTCTTGTCCCGGAGCTCAAAGAGCTTATCGAAGTACTGCACACACCAGAAGCAAAAATCCGGGTCATCTGTCACACGATACTGTTCGCACCGCTGGCTCTTGGTCAGGTTAGCCGATGTCTCGATTACCAGTGACCAGCTCCTGTTGTACAAAGCACAAAACTTTGCATGGTTTGGCGCTAAAACAATGACATCCCCAACGTTTTTCGCAACCCACTCGCAAAAACCACTACGGACATTTTCAAAGCCTCCGTCCATCAGCATCCGGAATCCGAGCAGACGCTCGTCGGATAGAAACTCGTAAACCGCACGCATAGTGCCGTAAGACCCGCACCAAGAAGCACAATCCAAATAGGCAGGACCCGTCAAAGACAGCAAGTGGGCCAACAAGTCGACCGTCGAAAAACTCCCGGATGTCAGCAAAAACTGACTCATGCCGGGCGCTAGCGACGGTATAGCATCCGCAGCGTACCGGACTCCGGTAATCCGTATGTCACTCTTCTGTTTTGATACGTCTACCACAGTATTAATGTAATCCCACCCGGAAAAAACGTCAATAAAAGCAAATCGATGTCGTTTTCCGGTTGCAGGCACCACCTATAGGTGTTATCTTATTATTAGGAGCTGACGAAAGGAAGACAAAATGGCAAGATACGAGGTGAATAAATCCAGCAGCCCTTCGAGACCATGGCAGGTCTGCGACACTGTCAACGGACGCTCAGTGCATTGCTCCGGGAGAAAAAAAGAAGCTGAGCTCTTGTGCGACACCTACAACGCAAACGATGCCGGCGACTACAGCGCGTGGGTTAAAGCAGTACGAGTCTACTACAGGTATGTGTACTGCAGGATTAAAAAAAGTTACCTTGAAGACTATAAAAGGCACCTCGGGATGCTCGTCCTCAGCATGGGGTGGGACCCAGGGTTAGTAGATGCGGACCCGGAAACGATGGAACCGCGATAAAAACAAATCGATGTCGTTTTCCGGTTGCAGGCACCACCTATAGGTGTTATCTTATTATTAGGAGCTGACAAAAAGAAAGGAAGACAAAATGAAAGGCACCCCGAAACAAATCGAAATCGCAGAAGAGAAGAAGGCCGCTTTTAACCGCATCCTGAAAGGCCTGTTCACCGCTGACATCGAAAACCTCGACACACCGGCCTCGAAATTGGTCCGTGGGACAAGAGACCGGATCAACAACGCGCCCGCGTCTTGGTGGCTTGAGAACGTCAGCAGAGCAACCCAACTCGACGGTAACGAAGTCAACCAGCTCATGGCTGGGGTCGCGCAGAACAAAGACTGGGCCGTTAACGGTATCGACTGAAATCCGGAAGAAAGAAAACCAAAATGGCAAAAATAAAAAACATCAACGACAACCTTGGAATGCCGATCACTTTTGAGTCCTCTACAGTTGAGGATTCGGTTATCCAAATGGCGCAGGCAGTGGCCGCGTGCGGAAACGAGATCGCAATCGGCCGAACCATAGACGAGATAGCCGACCAGCTGCGTGAAGGCCTCGATTATGAGATCGTCGAGGCGTAAAAGGAAAGAAAAGGAACCAAAATGACAAAGTGCACGATAGTAGAAATCCGGGCAAAAGCCTTCGATGGCGAGGGGGTCCGGAAGCACGAGGTGTCCGTGGTAGAAAGCGTTGTCGACAACCCAGACCGGGACGGCCAGAAAAGAAGCACGAAAAAAAATGCTGAAAGTAACTGTCGGGGTCCAGGACCCGGAGACCGGGAACTACACCTACGACCACGATCTCTGCCCGGCGGCCATCCGCCGAGCGGTAAAGCTCGCGATGCCGTGGCGCGTCCGCATCGAGCCGGAAGGGGTGATCAAACAGCGCTTCTTTACAGAAAGAGACGCCCAAGCTTACGCGTCCGGGTTCGGGAGCGCCGGACGCTGGTACGAGGAAGGAGGAGACCGGTGAAAAAGACACTCACGGAGGTAAAGTGATGGGAAAACTTAGTGAGCGTTTTCGGGGTAATATATTCGGAGCGGACAAGGTAAAAATACCGACGTATAAAAAATACGATGAAGAGAACGAAACTGTTGACGGCGTAAAAATTATCGAAAAGCATACCGTCGAAGATACGGTGCGAGGTATATCCATCTGCATAGGTCTTCTCGAGAACGGTAATAGGGCTTTACTTAAATTCAGATCCGAAAAGGATGTGAAGCAATGAGTGGATCAAAAGTACGATGGCCTCTAACTAAAAAAGAAGCGAGCGCAGTGAGACGGCTCAAAAGATTGGCCGAGGACTGGCCTGAAACATTATGGCTGTACTCTGCGGGGGGAAATCTGCACATAATGCAGACAGACGAAAACGGAGACGCAGCGATGGGCGCTGGGTTCAGGGGTGAGGGTGTAGACCCTGAATATGATGTGCTGACTATAAATATTCCTAACGATGGTGGAGATTGGTAAATGGGACCAAAAGAGGGTGCATCATCGTTTGCCAGAATCCGGTAACCCGGCAGTCAAAAAACAAGGAGAAATCAAAGTGATAGAACAAGCGTACAATTTTAGGTCCGGGTTTCCGGATGTCGACTTCAGAAGGATACTCGCGGAAAACCCGGATGCCGACTTCATCGTAGTGCGATGGGCCCTCCGGGGCGGGACGAATAAAAAAGGGCTCGTACTCGTGTCAGAGCATGGGGCTGACCGGATGTCATCCGCTGGCATCTCAGGACTGCTTGGGTACCGTGACGTCGGGCTTAGTAAAGACGGGAAGCACTGGCGCGACGGGCCCGAGCGTGACCCGGTGTACGTCATCAGGGATATTGACTTATTCTACCGGATGCTCGCGGAAATTAAGAAACAAGAAAAACAACGCCACTGGATTGAAGTAACCGCAATCCGGTAACCGGAACCGAGGGGGACAAAATGCCAGGGACAAAAGAATCGCCGACCCAGTACTCGATGTACTACGAAGACCAACTCGTGGAAGGTAGCGTTCAACTCGGAGCCAAGAAAAATATAAGCTGATGTCGTTTTCCGATTGCGGCCACCACCCATAAATGTTACCATATTAATAGAGGATAACAAAACCCAAATGGAAAGGAAAAAAAAATGAATAACTAGGTTTACGAATTTAGGGCCCAAAAACCCACCCCTCATACCCCAGAATCCTAAGTAAAATCAGCAGCTTCTACTAAAGTGTCTCGAAAACAGGACATATAGATATATCAAAGTCTGATGTAATTTTTTCTGGAATACCGTCATACATATGCCTTTTACAAGGCGGCCGGATTTTTCAAGTGTGGCGTTACCTTTTTGCGTAGATGTGTCGGAGCACGATATGTGACAAAATGTCAAACTTTGACAAAATGTCACTATTTCGTCGCCCGATAAGTCGCGTTTTTGCGATTTTCGGAGGCACAAGTTGCGCCATTCTGTGCCTGGCGTTGTGCCATTTGTATCGGGTGCCCGATTGGACCGACCATGGACCGACCCCAGCCCGAGGGGGGGTCGGTCATGACGATGCCTTTGATTCCGGGAGCTTGCACGATATGGACCGACGGACCGACCTAAAGTCGTGTTGGACTGGATATTTTTTACTGTTTTTTGCTAGTTCTATAAATACTGTAGTAATTCCACTATTTGTGTAATAGGGGTCCGGAATAAACTTTTAGGGTTTTAGTCGGTCCCTTAAAATAAGTACAGAATAAATACCCGGAATCCCAAGTAAATCTCTGACCGACGGGGGGTCGGTCCGGGGGTCGGTCCGGGGTCGGTCCAAGGGCTACGGCTGCGACAATTTTGTACTTTTCGACCTGGATTCCGGCCCCCAAGTGCACTGGGTGAAAAAGCAACATGTAAGTGCGGTTTTAGGGTTGCAGGCACCACCTATAGGTGTTATCTTATTTGGGATAGGAGACGACGAAATGCAGTACCTCGGCAGCAAAAACAAGATAGCAAAGCATCTACTTCCAACTATGCTCAGCCACAGGAAGCTTGGTCAATGGTGGGTGGAACCTTTTGTAGGCGGGGCCAATATGATTGATAAAGTAGATGGACCCCGGGTGGGGAACGATGTGCATCGGCACTTGATTGCCATGCTCGAGGCGTTACAGGAAGGCTGGATTCCCCCGACCGAGGTGAGCCGGGATATGTACTACCGCGTGAAGAATAGCCAGGAAGACTATAGCAATGAACTCGTGGGCTTCGTTGGGTTCCTGTGCAGTTTTGGCGGAAAGTGGTGGGGTGGTTACGCGTCCAACAGTGCGGGGAATAACTACGCCGCTCGTGGGAGTAGGGTTTTAGTCAAGCAGGCCAAAAAGTTGATAGGCGTTAGATTCACGCGCGGAAGCTATCTGGACATGGCTATCCCACCGGGCAGCCTGATCTATTGCGACCCACCTTACCGCGGCACAACAGGATATAAAGGTGGCTTTGACCACGAAAGATTTTGGTCGTGGTGTAGGGACAGAGTGAAGGATGGGCACATGCTGTTCGTAAGCGAGTACACGGCTCCGGATGACTTTGTTTGCGTCAAGAAGGTGACTCACGAGACGATACTCGACAGGAACAGACGGCGTGAAAGGGTTGAAAGGCTCTTCGTGTGGCCCGACGTGTCGAGTTACTCCGGTGGTATAAATCTGGTCTAAAGCAATATGGAAGTGTGATTTTAGGGTTGCAGGCACCACCTATAGGTGTTATCTTATTATCAGGAGCTGACGAAAGGGAAATCCAATGACAAACCAAATTGATAGCAACACTCTGGAAGCGATAACCGATGTCACGAACTACGCGAAATCCCTGGCGGCCGGCCGTGTGCGCGTAACCGGGGCTCAGGGGTGCATCTACTTCATCATTGACGGGTCAAACAAAGCCGACAGGCAGGCCATGCTCGACACGCTGTATAAAGTGGCAGACTACATCCACGAGAACTACAACCCCAAGGCCTCCGGAGCCCGGCAGTGGAAACGCATGCGGCGACGAGGATACAAGATTTGGAGATGGACTTCGGACTACTGCTCGTGGGTAGGCGGCCTGCAATGTGGCATCCGCGCCAAGCTGACCGAAGAAGAGCGAAAACAAGTCCTACTCGGGCACATCTTTTGAGAACCGGGTGCTTGGATTATTTACGTAAAAAGCACCCGGCGCCCTTGACCCCAACACCCGCAGGTGTTAACTTAGTATTAGGAGCTGACGAAAGGGAAACACAATGACGACATTCAAACCAAAACACGGCGGCGCGCTTCACAGGGCCCTTAACGACACCCACTTGATGACCGGCACCCAGAAGCTCGAGGCCGAGCAAGAGATGGCCCAGCTCGAATGCAACCGGAAACAGGCGGCCGTAGACAGTTTGCAGATGCTATCCGATGCTGAGCGGACATCGCTTAAGATGTCTGTGGAAATCCTGCGGCTCCGGACCATCGAGGCCTTCGAACGCGGGGAATTCTCTTACTTCCAGAATTCGAGGTGGTAACCATGTCACGAACAGAGGAGCTTCGAGACCGAATTCTGAATCCATTCATCACAAACGTCGCCCGGGCGGCTTTGCTCAGGCAGTACGCTTGCGTGGTCTTCGAGAAATCGTACTCCGAGGACCCTCACCGAGTATTTGCGCTGATGCTGAAATACGAGGAAGCCGCCAGGGTGCTTGAGGAGGACATGCGGGGTTATCCGCCGGGGTACGGGAGCCTTTATGTGGAACGTATCTCGGAATCCGATGAACTGTTTCTGGCATTTAAGTAGGAGGCCTGGGGATGGGATACATCGACATAAAAATGCGGGTGCCGGCTTTTACTTTGCCGGGACAGACCATTCCGAGGGAGTATGAAATGCGTTACCACGAGGGGACGGGCCTTGTAGCGATTAAAGACCCGGAGACCGGCGAGTATACCTTCAGGCACAAGCTCCCCCAGCGATCCGTCAGACGGGCGCGGAAGATTGCACTCCCATGGCGGGTAGAGATTATAACCTTGTCGAGGTTGAGCGAACGGTACGCTTCGGAGGAAGAGGCTAAGGAGGTCGCGGAAGAGCGCGGCGGATGTTACTACAAGGAAGAATAAATCATGGGATGCTCGAGAAAAGAAGCCGAGGAGTTGGTTGCAGTCATAAACCGCAAGTCTCTTCAATACCGGCTGACTATGGCCAAGGTTTTGTTGGACAAAGGGCACCACGGTCTCGCCAGGGCGCTCATAGACGAGGTATCGTCCGAAATACTGGCCCATGAGACCTCCGGTGAGATCATGTCCGAGGGCGGCCGGGAGACGTTTTTCGGGTGCGAGACTAAGAAGGGCAAGCCATGAACCTCGGCTGCAGTCATGAGTGGCATTTCGCCGTCGAACCGGATGGATGGCCGACGCTGCAGAGTGGGTGGTATGTACGTTGCGCCCGGTGTGAAAAATGGGCAGTGCAACAGGCGGTGTGGGTAGATGATTTTGAGAGCCCGATCGGTGGTCCTCTTATGGTACCCACGGTCCTAGGCACTCTCGAGACACTAAAAGTCAGTAGGAGGTGAAGCATGAAAATCACAACAGTTATGCTGCGAGAACTTATCGAGCTTCTTGGGGGTAATGTTAAGCTGACGGTATCCCGGGAGCTGCTTTGCAAAGACGGCGCGTGGTCACACATCAAAGAGTCTCTTGTGTGGACCATTAAAGATGTATCGTCTGACCGACCTTTGTGGCACATGTACGGGGCCTCAGCTTCAGACTTGTGCGACGGCGTCTACATCAGTCGGGAAGAAAAAATAAAAGAAGTGCTCTGTTCTTGCGGCCACAAAAGCATGTCCTGGACCTCATCCGGCGGTCTCCGAGTGTGGAATGAGCCGGTGTAAGGAGAGATAGATGGACTTTCAAAAAGTTTTCGCCGAAGTTCTAAATCTGAATCCCGAGACCCGGATTCAGGTTGCCGAAAAGCTGACAGCCGCCGGAGCCTATGAGTCCGCCGCTGCTATCCTTGGGATGCCACCGATAGACCACGTCTTGATGGACGACGGCAAAGGAAACAAGAAGATACTCAATCTTGACGATTGACGCCACCATCTACAGGTGTTATCTTATTAGGAGAAGCTGGACGAAAGGAAAAAGCATGAGACTAACACTGACAAACAACTTCCACGGTACCGAGTGCCAAATCACAGTCGCCCCGAACGGCCCTAACGCCCTCGGGAAGCGTCGTATCGCCCGGGTCCAGGACGAATTGTGCGGGGTCGCCGGGTGCACGTGCAGCGACATCCTTGGCATCCGGGGACCCCAGAACACAGCTGACCAGCCGCCGTTTGATTACTATGTCACCGCGGACAGGAACGGGGAGATCGTCGTCATGCTTTACGTCGACCAGGACGCCGGACGATGAATATAACGGTAAAGATCAACCCGTTTACTGATCGCGTGGTCTACTGCCAACGCGCCCAGTCGTTGCGAAGGGCCAATCTCACAGGGGCCGACCTCACGGGGGCCGACCTCACGTGGGCTATCCTAGCGGGGGCTATCCTAGCGGGGGCCGACCTCACGGGGGCCGACCTCACGGGGGCCGACCTCACAGGGGCCGACCTCACGCGGGCCAATCTCACGGGGGCCAATCTCAGGGGGGCCGACCTCAGG